GGTTCCGTAAAGGAGATTTAGTTTCTTCTCCCAAAGGGATTGGTTATGTTAGTGGAGATACCGAAAAACAGCTATCTGTAAGCGATACCAGTTGGAAACGATTGGGACAGATAGTTGTTAGCAAGATTCAGTTAATTCGTCGTTCTAACGGTTTAATTGTTTCTCACTAACTTATGTAAAGCCGCTCTCCGTTATCGCTAAAGGGCGGGGTTTCAGACCCATTTTTCTATGAATCTCATCAATTATCTATTGGAAAAGTTCAGCAAGGTGCAGTTCCGTACACTGCTTGTAGCTATCGGCTTGTTATTAGCCTATAGTCTGGCGGTTATTATTGGACGTCTCGTTTATGCAGCGGGGGTGATGGGTATCGGCGATTTTCTTTGTGTGTTGGGCCTCTATCACGCGTGGCAGGCTATCGCAGACCTCGTACGATCAGTTACTCAATTATTAGTTAGTCCACCGACTAATCCACCGACTTCTATTAATCTCGAAACTGAAGAACTAGGCGATAAGTGACAACTCGCCACCTATACTGGGGGCGGTCTAAGTGAACGACCTACACCGCGAGTCTATTTAAGAAATCTTTGAGCAGGGCCCACATAATGCCCTGCCCACAGCCATAGTAGTTTACTTAAGTAGGGAGTACAACTATTTGTCAACCTACGTTCAACTGATACTTAATTGCACCCACCTACTTAATCACATTAAATAGATTGTTATGCCTAAGTTTAATTCAGATACAGCGTCTATTATGGGGCGCCGCGGTGGTGAGAAGACAGCTCAGGATAGAGAGCACATGAGAGAGATAGGTCGTCGGGGCGGACTGAAGGCCCAACAGCGGCTCGCTGAGAAGAAACAACAGCGTCCATTAGGTGACGAGTAGATTATAGGTCACTATATTAACTATATCATTCACCTGCGAGGTATCCATAACTGTACCCTCCTCCCCTATGAAGTGGATGCTAATGAGAGCTATAGGGCTATCATCATCTAATAGTAGTTGCTGGTATAGGTGCCGCACTCCTATAACATCTAGGTGGGCCCGCTGCTTAAAACTAAGCAGTGTAGAGTTAGCATCAGTCTTCATGAAGGATCGGGTACTAGCGTGTTGCACTAGAGTAGGTAGGTCATAGCAATGGTCGCTAATTAATACCTGCCTATAGAGATTAGCTATACTGCTAATCCCGGGGGCCAGACTCTCGTGAGTACACGTCATCTTGAGGAACTTAAGACCAGATATACTGCGACTAGGATTATGGAACTGGTGGAGTAAGACTCTATCGGCCGCCGTTGTAATCCGTATCTGGTTGAGTAGATCAAGTATATAGATATCCTTATCTATAGTGGTAACCTGGCGTATCAGATCCTGTATAGCGTACCTGCGCTCTATCTGATTGCGGAATATCCATCGCCCAATAAAGATTATAATAAATAGAGTCAGACTAAACGTGTTCTGCCATAGGAAATCAGTGACCTGTGGCAGAGCCTCTTTAACCAGAGTGTGCGGAGCTAGATGAATAGTGTAGGCCTTATCATTCTGTGGTACATTCATGTTTAATGCGGCATCCTTCAGATTAATTAATGCCTTTAAGTACATCCTTAAGTTAGTGTTTAAGTGCTTCTAGTTTTATATTTATTCACGAGGACTTTGTAGGTGAATTATAATTATGATAATCAATTAGGGCTTGCTTGTATTACTGATACTGAGCGCAATATTAAGGTATTCTGTCCTGTGGCCCGCCCGGGCCACAGGTATGAGGCCACTATAGCCTATACTATGGCACGATATTCTCGTAGCGCTGAGTCAGTAGAGAATCTACTCGATGAGGCGCAGGGAGTAGATGCGGATAAACGTCTTCATAATATATTCTATAATTATGGTCACGGTAGTGTACAGGGCCTGGCCACGTTATCGGTGTGCTTTGAAGGTATTCCCCTATGGTTTGCGTTCTATCTGTTCAATACTATGCCTCTAGGGGCAGGGCAAGAGCGCAGTACTCGTTATCAGAAGATGGGGGATTACTATAGGGTTGGTAATGAGTCTTATGACGAGTCAATGGACTATCTATTCAGCGCATATGAAGAACTCTATGGGCCCACTCGAGAGGCATTGGCCCGCGCTTACAGCGTAGATATGAGCGATAAACGCCAGGTACAGGCGCTGGATGCCCGTACGCTGGACTGTACGCGTTATCTATTACCTATGGGAGCCCGCACTAGTCTGGCTATCACATCGGATGCCGAGACGTGGAGTCGATTCATCAGTGACCTATTGACTAATCAATTTAACTCGGGGCCCGATGAGTTATACAGTGCTATTGGGCACATGCTGAAGCAACTGCTGGGCGGTTGTCCTGAGCTAGAGGCCCAGGGCTACGTAGCAGGTGCCCCTGGGCTCATACGTCATGCAGAGGCACGGCATGACCTGAGTGCTAGTCTAGCCAATATGGCGCGAGCGGCTCAGTCATCTCTCGTTGCTAATATGGATGGCGAGTATTATAGCTCGAAGCTAGTAATTGTACAGAAGCCATACTGCGATATCGTTGGTAACCTGGCTCTATTACTCCAGAATGATGTGTATCGGCCGGCCCTAGTCCTATCTACTAATAGAAGACTACTAGCTACGCTACAGGAGGAGTTGACTAGGTGGCGGCATTACGATAGACTACCTACTCAGTTCAATGCCCCGCATATGTACATGAGTAGCTATATGGATGTGGGTGCGGCCCGCGACTTCAATCGCCATCGCAGTATATGGCGGTACTTTCCTGCTCTAACTAATGTAGAGCTATTACGGGGAGATACTGGTTATACTCTACCACTCTATGTAGAGCACCTTCCTATAGCTGAGAGTTATAGAGAGGTGCTGGATAAATATTACGAGACACTGGGCGGCCCTGCTATACAGTATCGTATACCACTAGCCCATAATATACGATACTGTATAGGTGGTTCTCATAAGCATATAGCCTATGTATGCCAGCTTCGCTCTCGAGTAGGGGGGCATATCAACTATCGTGTGATAGCTAATGAGTGGGCCAATAGTATAGCTGAGGTTAATCCACTATTCGACCTTACGCACATCACACGTGTAGTCGAGAATGGTCGAGATGAGTTCCTGAGTCGTTAGAGCGCGCGTATTAGGAATACGACAACCATGAATGGCGGCATGTTATTGTGTGCCTGGTCGGCCCCAGTTCCATATATACCAATGCCGGTTGCACTGGGATTGATTCCAATGTTAGCATTAGACGAGAATACTCGAATGTTAACATCAGCCTCACTAGTCTGACGGGTTCCTGTGGCGCGGTCCTCACCGCTACCACTCCTAGGTTGACGTGTTGCTTGTCCGCCACCTTCTGTATGGGTTAGGAAATCGTGCCGGTGTCTGTGGGTTTCCGTATTATGGCTGTGACCATTGTCGCTGATTATATGATTGTGCCCAGGGTCATGAATTGCGTGACTGTGATTAGGCATCTGGTTAACGTTGAGGGTAACATTCTCCTCACCCGCCATCCATCCCTGAGTCCGACCATTACCTATCATTAAGGGGAAGCGGGCCTGCATATTAGGGAGGTTGAAGGTAGTAGAACCATTACCATTACCGTATCCAGTACCTATCACCGAGAATAGCGCTGAGTATTGCGTCCTGCTGATCTCCCGCCCATCCAGTGGTATCCAATTAGTAGGGTAGTTCCATCCCGCCCACATGATTATAGAACCTACTGGGGGGCCCGCCTGGCTGAAGCTAGCCGCTATGGCCTGGTTAACCCAGTCTACTCTAGCTATACTGTCAGTAGCAGGGGGCCATACAGTGCGGGGGTTACCCGTTAGGTAAGGACTATCTATATCAGCCTTAGTACTCGATAGACTAGTTAATTGTGTCTGTAGACTACCTACAGTATTCTGTAATGCTACTATCTTAGGTATTTCTAGGTTGAGTCTGTTGTTTATATCACTGATTGTGGAATTGATGGTGGCTATCTGAGCAGTTATTTGGTTACTCAGTGTAGTAAATTGAGTCTGTAAACCACTGATAGCAGTTGTGTTAGTATCGCAGCATGTCTGTAGGTTCTGAATTATAGTTAACTCACCTACGGCAGCAGCTAGGTTATCAATTAGATCATTGACTAACTGCTGTATGTTATTAATGATCTGCTGTAACTCACCATCACCGAATAGGTCGTCGCGTAATTCCTCTAGTTCATTCTCTAGAATGGTTATATCAGCCAGCATGTCGGCAATAAATGCAAACGCCCGCACTGTGTCAGATAGATCGTATATAGTATTGGCTGCCTGTGTTCCCGTATGATTGGCGCGATTAGCGGCCTCTAGAAAGTTATTGTCGAGTTCGGCACAAGTAAGGGGACTTCCCTTACTCACCGATAGTATAATTGGCATAGAACTGTAGCTAGTGGTTAATTTGGTTATACTATCGGTGTATGGCGTACTGTAAGCATTAGAAAGGAGGTATCGGTGAGTAGCGAGGTATGGGAGGTGGATATAAGAAATCCTCACAGGGTGCCAATCACTATATATAGTGATTGGCACCACCTAAATGGTATAGTCCTTAGTCCTAATAGTGGCCTAAGGACTAATTACGAGATAGAGGACGGATACGAGTTATATGTTAGTCAGCTCTATCGAATTAGCGCTAATGAGGCGCCTAGATTGTACGTCGGATACCGCATAAAGGATTAAATTAATGCAATATTCAGTTGAATTTAAGGGTGCACGTGGTAATTTGTATACACAGCTTTTTGCTAGTTACACATTTACAGATACCACGCTGCCCCGCACCATTACTCTAACCATGAGCCCCAGCGCAGTAGTATGGATTGATCTAATCGGTATTAGCTTACTACAGGTGGTAGGTATCTCGTGTGAGACAGGTTCTGTTAATCTCAAGCTTATCAATGATGGTAGCACTATTATTAATCTACCAAAAGTAGTAGCTGGCTCCTATCACTTTAATAACGTAAACATAGTCGATGCTAAGATAGAACTAGTAAACGTAGGCACTGCGCCCGTACCGCTACAGTTAGTATACGCCGGCGTAGCATGACCTGTCCACTAGAGTGGCAGCAGGCCTGCCGTAATCTGGATATAGCGTGTCATAAATGTAGAGCTGAGATAGGAGAGGGTGAGCTGGCCTATTTACCACTGGCGGGTAGCCCCTCTATTAAGAGTCACCCTGCATATAAGAAGCCCCCTCCGCCTTCTCGTAAGCGGCTTAGCGCTGCATCGCAGCAGATTAACACTGCATCAAAGATAGGACGCGTCACTGAGAAGCGCGTGTTACGAAATCTAGGTGCAAGAGCAACAGTGGCCAGTGGGGCCATCTTCGGAGACGGGGATGGCTCTATTGTTATAGATGGGGAGACCTGGCGTATAGAACATAAGACACGGGTGGCCCGGCGTAATACACTAGGCCCTACTGAAGATGAGTGGGCTACTGCTCAGGCGCAGGGGTGCCGTCTATTCATCACTACTCATAATAATCGAAGCGTCGTTACTATGGATATAGAGGACTTTAAGAGCCTAGCCGTATTGCCACCCGAGTTTACGGAGGGCGTTAACGAAGAAGCGGGGGGCCCAGCTCACTCGAGCGATGCCGAAGTCGCGGGGTAGCTCGAGTAGCACATTCACTGCCTCTATCTGTAGACCGAGTGCGGCGAAGGTGCGTTCGATGCTCAACTTAACAATACTTACAAAGTACGCGATGGGGTTCTTAACAAGGCGCCCTTGCCGGTTGAATGGAATAGTCTTACCATGGAGAACACGGCTACCGCACTCACTACGGATTGCCTGAGCCACAAGGCAATTCTCCATCGGCGAAACGTAGATAAGGTTACGGGGATGGTTGTTGAGAGGGTTATCATCAATGTGGTGTACCTCTACCTCTCCTCGACGAGCGAGGAAGCCATTGCGGTAGGCCTTCCACCCCCAGTAAGCGTAGGCGACAACCTGATGGAGTCCAACGATGAGTCGCTGGGTATTCGTAACGTGAAAGTCAAAGAATCCGACTAGGTGTAATAGCTGATATAAGTGAGAGTTACGGGCCGCGCGCAGGACTAGGTAATCCCCCTGTTTAGAAGCCTGATAGGCCTTATCTCGCAGGATTGACTTCAGTGCCTTCAACGCTGCCTTGTTTACGTACCGTATTTGGTTGAACATGGTCAATGTCTGTTAGGTGAATAGATACAACAATACAGCCGTGGTTCTACAACCCGGCTTAGATTAATGTAGATCAGAACTGAGTCGCCCCAGAGACACAATAGGTCTGGCGCACCAGCGTAACGGAGGATGTTTCCCTCCGTCCTACTCGCTGGCGGCGTCCACTAGAGTCAGAATTAACCTACCGCGCTTGACGTAACCGGTGTCAAGTCTTGTACATTTAGCCCTATCTTGTTTACTCAGTATTACTACTTAGCGGGGCACGGCGTGCGGAGGTGAAGCGTATGGGTTTACCCTGTCCCGCTCGGACTTCACGGCTCACTGTGTCTTTTAGTTTATAGATACCAGCCCCTCTCTGATGCCTACATCAATCAACTGATTAAGGCAAATGAGAGGGCGGTAAATAGGAGGTCATCGGTACCGCCTATCGGCAGTTTAAGGAACCTTAGCCATTCCTTCTACTATTATAGCACAGGTTTTTAATTCTGGTGTAAAATATTTATCAGGCGGGGCCCCCTCAAATGGAGGGGCTTCTCTACCACAAATACGCAGGAGATAGCTATGGAAGAGATTACCATAATTGAATTTTTAATTAATTCAATTAAAGAAGAAAAACCTTTGTATAGTGATGAACAATGCTTAAATGTAGCTCTAGAGATAATCACAGCTAACTTTCCTATTTGTGCATCAAAATATTTCAAAGGAGAACAGTGGAAACTATAACAACGGGGGTGGGCCCCGTATTTTTATGATTACTACAATTGATTTCCGTGATATCCAGGCTGCATGTATTAAGCAGTTAGACGATATGTGTGAGGATAAGCAACCCTTATTTGTTGTCGACGTACCAGGAGATGTGCTCTGGCAGACCTACCTCGATGCATTCCCCTCACACGAGCGACAGGCGCATAACTGTATGGCCTGTCGACAATTCATTAAGAAGGCGGGGGGCCTCGTTAAACCAGATGAGAATTATAATCTCATTAGTATATGGAATATAACTGCCCCAGGTTACTTACAGGCAGTAGTCGATAAGCTCAATGCTCTAGTGACAGGAGCCAGCATTCGGGACACGTTCTTATTAAGTCGTAGTGAATTGACCGTAGGGCACGCAAGTGACTTGCAGCGTCTAGAGGACGGTACCACTATTAAGTGGCATCATCTATACTATAAGTTTCCTACGATCTATGCCTCCAGTGATGTAAATGGTAGTCAGAGTGATGCCCGTAATAAGGCGGCGGGCCTCAAGCGAGATCTAGAAGAGATCTCTATTGACTCAGTGAATACTGTCCTCGAACTCATCGATCAAGGCACTCTCTATCGCGGTACTGAGTTTAAGCCCCTGTTAACTAAGTTTCTAGCCCTACAAGAGCTACGTAATCCTAATTTTACTGAGGAGCAGTATAAAACCTTCTGCTGGGCGATGTCTGCTAAATTTAGCCATATCCGCAATACAGTCATCGGTACTCTGCTAACTGATATTAGTGAGGGACGCGATCTAGATAAGGCTGTTACATCTTATGAGAGTAAGGTGGCCCCCGAGAACTATCGTCGTCCTACTGCCATCGTTACTGAGAGTATGAAGGCTAGAGCCCGGGCTGACTTTCTCGCTATGGGCTTCAGTCAATCTAGTCTAGAACGTCGTCAGGCTACTATCGATGATGTCCCTATTGACCAGTGGTTATATGTTGATAGACTACCAACGACCATCGAGACCGACTTTTTCAACGATATGCTTGTAGTCTCCCGCCCGCCTACGACTCCGCAGAATATCAGCTTCAGCGAGTTCCTTAGCAGCGTAGTGCCCAATATCACATCTATGGAGATCCTATTTGAAGATAAGCTGATAAATAATTTAGTTACTATGACGGCCCCTGTAGATACGGATACCCCTAGCTTCTTCCAGTGGCCTAATGGTATGGGCTGGAGCTATAATAATCAGTTAGCTGATAGTAGTCGTCAGCGTGTCAAGGCTGCTGGCGGTAAGGTAGATGGGGCCCTGTGCTGCCGATTGATGTGGTATAATACTGATGACTTAGACCTTCATCTTCAGTTTAACGGCAATATAATATACTATGGAGGTAAGAGGGCCTGTGGCGGTGAGCTCGATGTAGATGCTAACGCCAGTTCTTCTTCTCTAACTAATACCCCCGTTGAGAATATAGCATTTGCCAATAAGGCACCTAATGCTGAGTATCTACTGTTTGTTAATCAGTTTAATAGACGTAGTAGCGTTGATATCGGCTTCCAGGTAGACATCGAGACGGAGGGGGGCCAGTTCTACACCTTCACGTATAAGACCCTGATGCCTACTGGAAAAACTATAAACGTAGCTCGCTTCAGTATGGTTAATGGTGTGCTAAAATTAGATACAGATAGTGATTTTCTTAAACCATCTAGTGCTACAGGCCGCTCTCTTACTACGTGGGGTATGGGCACTAATCAGTGGCAGAAGGTCCGTCTCATTACTACCAGCCCTAATCACTGGGGGGATACACAGCGCGGTAACCTACACTTCTTTATCTTCTTAGATAAGGCTGTATCCGAGGGGCCCATCCGTCCCTTCTTTAATGAATTTATTCGTGCTGATCTACTACTAGATCACAAGCGCGTGTTCGAGTTACTAGGTAGTATGATACCAGTCAACAGTACGCCTAATGGACTTGCTGGCTTAGGCTTCTCTAGCACCACTTGCGCTAGTTTCACATGCCGCGTGGGGGATAGCTCCACACGTAAACGTACTTTCAAAGTCACATTCTAGAGGAACTATGGAACTCAATATTATTATTGATGCTCTCTATGCCCGGTACCGCTTTCCCTCTGTTAGCGGTGACCTCACGCTTGAGGATCTATTCCGTCTTAATCTCAGGTCTACTAAATCAACCAATACGCCCACTCTTAATGCTATTGCTAATGAGCTTAACATGCGTATCGCAGCCTGCGGCTGCGTAGACTTCATTGATGGTAGCGATGAGATTACTCTCTTACAAAGAAAGCTCGACATAGTCAAATTTGTCATTGCTCATGTTAAGGGCCGCGCTGAGACTGCTAAGCAGACCCGTGCTAAAGAGGAGAATCGGCAAAACTTACTGGCCCTCATTGAGCGTAAGAAGAATGATCTTCTCGCTGAAGAGAGTATCGAAGAATTAGAGCAGCGTCTCGCTGCCCTATAGAAGCCAAGGTAATAATAAGGTTAATTAGTTTGGCCCAGCTTGAGCTGGGCCAAACACACGAGCATCATGACAGAATTAAAAGCAACTTATAATAACGGGGTTGTATATAGACTAGCTGATAGCAGTAATAGATTTGCTTCAATAGGACAAATAATACTTGCCACCCAAGAAAAGAAAGTGATCATCGTAGTTAAAGCATTCGTCTCATATCAGCCAGAAAAGCCAATAAACGGGAGATAAACGCTATGAGCAACCCTGAATTTTCCCTTGATACGCCTCTTAAAGAGCAACAAGAGAAATTTATGCAAATTTCTGATGAGAATATTGATTATTCAGATATTCCTCTTCTAGATGATGAATTTTTCAAGAATGCTAAACTGGTCAAACTAAATCCACAAACAGAGCAAAAAGGAATGATTTCTATTGTGAAACTTAAAGGCACTATTCAGCTATTTTTAGAAGGTTCAGAAGGTGGACTCCAGCGCCTAGCAAATTTACATCAATCGGGGGAATTGCAAGCCCTTCTCAATAAACTTAAACCAGACGATATGCCCGAAATTGTTGTCACAAAAGTCGAGTTCACTACAGATGCAAAAGTTATTGAAAAAGCCGAATTAATTAAAACAATTCGAGAGGGAACAATCGATAAGACAACTCTACAACAAGTTGATTTAAGTGGGGCTGACCTGAGAGTAGTACTAACCTGAGTGGGGCCGACCTGAGTGGGGCTGGCGTTGAAAACGCTATCTTTATCGATGCAACGGGGATCACCCCTGAACAAAAACAAGATTTAATTCGACGAGGGGCAATTTTTGCAGAGATTTAGGTAGGGTTGGCTAAATATATGTGAAATATATACAGGGTAAGGGGGTTTGGCGGCCTGTTTGACCAAACAGCTGCAAGATTTTCAAGCTGGTGGCTCAAAAACCTTGTATCTTAACCGGCGGTCGCCCCCATACTCAATGTCTGATACATTTACGCAGGACTTTCTAGGGCATTCCCAGAAAGCTTTACGATAGCACTCTCTAAGTTTTATTGGTAAATGGAAAACTCAGTTTGAAGACCGAGGTATCCCTGGATTAAAATTATCATATCAAGGAGCAACATGGAAGAATTAAAAGCAACTTATAATAACGGGGTTGTATACGGACTAGCTGATAGCAGTAATGTGTATATTGACGCTGTGTCTTTAAAGGAGGTGCTTAATTGTAGTATTTACTCAAAGCTCATAAAGTCAGATAGACTATGGGTATCAGCAGATGATCTAGCTGTAATTCTAGAGGATAATAATTGCCCTACGGATGATTTCGAGAAGTGGTTGATATCTATCCGCAACATGGATAATAAAACCCACGCACTAACTTACAACAATGATGAAAAGGTATACTACAGATACGAGGGGCAGGAGGAGCCAGTATTATCATCTGCGGAGCTACGAGCTCTGCAGATGAAGTGGCCCGGGCTTGCGATTCTACGTTGGGCACCTGCCTGGATGACTGGAGCGGTGTTATGGGTAAAACCAAGGTTTACTAATTAGGCTAATTATGGCTCTATTAGACCACATAAAGAATAATGGTTAATGGTAGGCTCTTCATCCCATAGCCTGTAATCTAATAAACCATGCCTAACATAAGAACTTACATCTTTAATAGTACCGTAATACGGGTGATCATCAAATGTAAGCAACCCTGGTTTGTAAAGGACGACATACTCAATGTATTAGGCCTCCGTAGCACAGAGGTGCTAGATCCTAAAGAGTGCGCTACCTTCACTATTACTGATACTAATGGCGCAAGGGATATACCTGTTATATCCTTGCCTGCTGTATATAGGCTCATCTCTGTGCAGGAGGACGTAAGTAAGACGAATAGCCTTGCCCTGTTCCTGCGCCGCGTAGAAGACATGGTGGTAGGGGACATGGTATTATATGACGTTGTGCCTATTTATAAGAGCATTAGCTTATCTAGGTATCGCCGTCGCCATTGGTTTGATCTTGAGACTATAGTAATCCTTCTGGTTACTATAGTTATGTCGAGTTTATTCACGCCGCATAAACATACAGTGATATCCCCACTTAATGGTATGTTGTCTGTAGATACGGTAGAGGCTCACAATTATAGATAGAGCCCCGCGCGCTCTCTGGCTATGTGATTAGTCTTTACACAGCGGCGCGCGTGAGCGGAGTGTCAACTTATTGAGATATAAATATGGCTAAGAATGAGATCTCAGAGCAACTTAAGCTTGCTCGAGAGCTGGACAATAAGCTTAGAGCAAAGTGCTCTAATTACATGGGGGGCCTTGGCTCTACTAGTTCTATCGAGCCTACTACTTTTATACCCAGTGGTATATTCTCATTGGACTATGTATTGGGAGGCGGGTGGCCCGTAGGTAAAATAGTAGAGATTGCAGGTGAGACTAGTGTAGGTAAGACCACACTTATGAAACAGTGCGTTAGTCTATTACAGGCTAAGGGATACATGGCAGCGTGGTTAGATCACGAGAAGTCATTCGAGGTTGGTTATGCCAGGATGATGGGTATGAAGATGGACCAGATAGCCATGTTCCGCCCCGATACAGGGGAGGAGGGCATGGATAGTCTTATTACTCTATTAGACGGTGGTCTAGTCAAAATAGTCGTTATTGATTCAGTAGCGAATATGATATCCGCTGTTGAGATAGAGAAGGGCTCTGCTGATGCTACTGTTGCTCAATTGGCCCGTCTGCTTAGTAAGAAGTTACCTCAAGTAGTCAATGCTGCTAGTAAGACTGGTGCTACCGTAGTGTTGATTAATCAGTATCGCACTAAGGTAGGTAGTTATGGGGCCCCCGTCGGCTCCACTGGTGGTAAGGCCCTGGCCTATAATGCTGCCGTACAACTGCGGCTAGGACGAGGAGATCCCCTTAAGCAGCGGGGCGTTATAACCGGCATGACTATTACAGTCAAGAACACTAAGAATAGAGTAGCTATCCCCTTTCGTGAGGCAGAGTTAGATTTACTATTACCCTATGCAGGTCCCAATGGAAATCTGCTGGCGGGTGTGGATCTAGTGGGCGACATCGTACGTCAGGCCGTTAAGACTGGTATAGTTACTCGTAGTGGGGCCTTCTATACCCTACCTGATGGTTCTAAGTTCCAGGGCCTAGCAGCAGTTCGTGCTGGTATTAACCAGAGTATGCTAGATTCTATTTACAGTCAGTTGTCAGAGTATGATAAACAAGACAGCGCAGCAATACAAGTTGATGACACCGACTCAGAAACAATTAGTGAGTATGTATGACAAATAAGACAACACAACCTCAGTATAAGGTGACACCACCGAATCAGAAACAATTAGCGAATATGACGCTATCGGAGTTGACAAGCAGTATAGCTAGTCTCAAGCAGGCTCTGCATGTTATCAGTGAGTATATGAATAAGCATCTTAAGGATGCGGGCTATACGCCCCAGCAATCTAGGAATGACATTTTCTATAGTGCCCCGCGCCATTATACTGATGGGCACGGTGATATAGGCAGTGATGCTGATATGAGGATTAACGATTATACTCCTACTAGTGCTCCATCTCTATTTGAAGGACGACTAGCTATTGTAGATAGCACACTAGAGGACGAGTTCGGAAGAGGTGGGGACCTGTCTATTGAGGATATTACAGGAGAGCATGAACGGCTCGACCTATTAAATAGCATAAGAGGCAGCCAGCAACAATAGTATGCAAATCAACGTTATACACACAGATGGTACTCGTACCCCCTATGATGCCAATCGCGCTATCGAGGTAATTAACTGGGCCTGCGAGGGCCTAGATGTAGACCCCGATAAGTTATCTCGGCGACTTAGTCGTCGCTTCAATGATGATACCACTACAGAAGCAATACAGAATGGTCTGATTAGATCAGCAGCTGAATTAGCCGATTTGCATTATCCTGATTGGCTGAAGGTCAGTGGTCGTCTTCGTATGTGGGATTGGCGGCGTAAGGTTAAGGCCCGCCGCGGCTATCTCTATGGTAATTATCCAGTGGCCTTCGAGTACCTGAGGTCTGAGGGCCTCTATGAAGGAGACCTAATAAAGAAGTTCTTAGACACGTATAGTGCTGATGACATTGCTGAAGCCGGCACCTGGATAGACCCAGAGCGCGATATGCGCTTTGATATAAGCGGCGCTGATCTACTCACAGCGCGTTATCTACTAGAGGGTGAGTTACTACAGGAGATGTGGCTAACACAGGCACTACTCCTCAGTATGCTGGAGCCCGCCCACGAGCGCATGACCTTTGCTCATAAGACCTATGACCTACTCAGCCTCGGTAAGATCAGCCTGGCCACTCCTCTTATGAGTAACCTGCGTCAGGCCGATGGTAGCCTCAGTAGTTGTCATATTATCGATATCGATGATAGTCGCGAGAGTATCTTCGATAATATCTCTCAGCTAGCAGCGATGAGTGCTAATGGCGGTGGAGTGGGCGTACGCATTAGTAAGGTGCGGGCCCGTGGTAGTCGCATTCGTAAGAAGAAGGGTGCCAGTGGTGGTGTATGCCCTTGGATTAAGATTATCAATGCTACCATCGTCGCTACTAATCAACGTGGTGTACGCGCAGGAGCCTGTACCGTAGGTATAGACGTATGGCATGCTGACCTCCTTGAGTACATGGACCTGCGGGGTGATGCTGGTAGTGAGCATACGAAGGCTCGTGATATCCTGCTGCAATTCATTATCTCTGATGAGTTCATGCGTCGTGTAATTCTAGATAAGGACTGGTACCTAGTGTGCCCTACTGAGATCAAGAATGTATTTGGATATCAATTAGCCGATATGTACGGCGATGAATTTACTGATGCCTATCACGTCATCGAGGCCTATATCAACTCCTCCGCTCCTCCGCTCGACGTAGTTAAGAAGGTCAGCGCTAAGGCTATATGGAAGAAGATGCTGATGCTCCTACTTGAGACAGGTACTCCTTACGTGGCTTTTAAAGACCGCATTAATGCGTTTAATCCTAATAAGCATGAGGGTATCATCGGTGGAGTAAATCTATGCGTAGCCCCTGAGACACTTCTTATGACTGACCGGGGCCACCTACCTATCGCTACCCTAGCAGGGCAGGTAGTCAACGCTTGGAACGGTAGTGAGTGGAGTGAGGTAACGGTACGCCAGACAGGGGAGAATCAACCTCTCCTACGAGTCCACTTCAGTAATGGAGAAACTCTTGACTGTACCTACTACCATAAGTTTCACGTACAGCGTCGTAATGGGATAGATATTGTCGAGGCCCGCGATCTCGATATAGGTGATAAGCTCATTAAGTCCGACCTGCCATTTGTGTCTTCTGATAGCGATGTAGACCTCCCTAATGAGTTAACTGTTCCCATTAATGGTTATACTATTCAGACCCGATTAGAGTGGTTGGCTAGGCTGCTTGATTCTGATGGTACTTATAATAGCTTCCAAACCTTCAGAATAACGCATACCAGTAAGCCCTTCCTATTACAAGTGCGGCTCATGCTACAGACGCTTGGAGTGGACTCTGAGGTTTTCCTCCGGTATAAGGCAGGGCTTCGGCGTCGTCAGGAGAAGTTCTGCTTATTAATTGATAGGTACGGAGTATATCAGTTATACCAACTAGGCCTACGAACTAATCGCCTTCAGTGGATAGCTATTAAACCTAAGTATGACAATACTAATTACATAACTATCAAGGAGGTAGAGCTCACTGGTCGTCACGATAATACGTATTGCGCCCACGAACCTAAGCGTAACCTGCTCATGTTCAATGGAGTGCTTACAGGCAATTGCGTCGAGTCATATAGTTTATTTAATAGCGGCTACTCACACTGCTGTATACTTCTATCGTTAGTATTACCTCGTATTGTTGACGATGAGATGGCTGATGTTAGCCGTATGGCTGTTCGCTTATTAGATGCCGCATGTGATCTCACTACTAGCCCTACTCCTGAGGCCCGCGCTCATGTGAACCGCTATCGTACCATAGGCGTAGGTGTCATGGGACTAGCTGACTGGTTAGCTATTAGACACCTTAAGTATCAGGATCTCGATGTCATAGAGAAACTATTCGAAGACATCTGCTTCTATACTACTCAGGCTAGTGTAGAACTAGCAGAGGAGCGGGGGGCCTACCCTGCATTCCCTGGTAGTGAGTGGAGTAAGGGCCTTATCCTGGGTGGTCGCGATAAGGAATGGGTCAGCGATAATAGCGCCGACCCCGAGAGATGGTACGCCCTCATGGAGCGTATAATCGTATCGGGTATTCGTAATTCTCACATCCTGGCTACTGCTCCTAACTCCAGCACCTCGTTGGTACAGGGCACCACGGCCTCCTTCTTACCTGTCTTCTCTCGCCTTACCATTGATAAGAATGGGGCTGGTATTAATACCATAGTCCCGCTCTATATCAAGGAGGCATTTCACTTTTATCAGGAGAGCCGCCATACTCATCCCAGTGTCGTAGTCTCTGCTGCAGCAACTATTCAGAAATGGATAGATACTGGTCTTAGCACTGAGTTGTTATTCAACTTCAATGAACACGCCTATGGCCTCGACTCCGTAATCACTGCTAAGGATCTAAATGATGTCTATCTGCAGGCGTGGCGTGAGGGCCTCAAGACATTATATTACGTGCGGAGTATATGGCAGGATAAGGTAACTGAGAAGAATGAGTGCCATTCCTGCGCTAGTTAAACTAGGAGAAGTACCAATGGATACAAAGGATACAAATTCACTAACACTTGAGCAAGAATTACGGCTGCGCGCTACGTCAGATACTATTGATAAGATGTCGCTAGAGCAGGCCCGCCATATGCTCAAGGATGTGGTGAAGCAAGCAATGCTTAGAGATAATCTATTCGCGGCTATCATCAAGAAGAATTGGGGTCTAGAACCAACGACCCCACCTAATCACTAACACCTACTTGGGGGCCCCGCCCCCTTTTTTATCTGGAGATATATGGATAATCAACTCGTACGTAACGTCTTTAATATGGTCGCCGATAAGGTAGTAACTACTAATGTTGCTATCAGCCTACTCGGTGCAGAGGATTATGTCACTACTCTCATTAACTCAGTAGCAGCCGGGGATAAGACACCTGAACTAGCTACTACAGCCTTCTATGACAGACTAGAGCGTAAGACTCTACTAGATGTTGTACGTGGTACCCGTCGTAATGTGCCCCTTCAGTTAGCTCTATTGCGTGATATTCTACTAACTATCGAGTTACCAGAGCCCCCCGAATTCGAGTTTAATATCCTCAGTCGAGATGACTTTCAGGCTCTCCGTGCCCTAGTTTATAAGGCCCTCCCTCGTACAGTAGCTGACCCGGATGGGCAGAAGGCCTATGCTAAGTTTACTAATTCAATGGGCCTTGCTAGTACTGAGGTACTCGAGTTATTTGATTATGACGACGAGGAGGAGGAGGAGGAGCTCAATGATGAGCTTCAAGAACTAGCCGCCGAGTTCAAGGAGGAGTTGAGCTTAATCACGAATGTAGAATCTAAGGCACCCCAAGACTAATGCACGCTTATATTGATGAGATACGCGCCCTCCGCCCTCTCGGCAATACAATAGAGCTGGCTATAGTTAAGCATCGCCAGGTGATAGTACAACGCGGACTGTTTGCAGTCGGTAGTCTATGTATTTATGTGGCTCCTGGCTCTATTCTACGGAATGGGCTAGGGCCCTATAAGCCCGGCTATAGAGTTAAGATACGTAGTTACAATGGATATACTAGCCAGGGGTTAATATTACAGACCCCTCTTAATTTTATTAATTATCAACTAGGACACGATGTCAGTCAGGAACTAGCTATTGATTATCCTACTACGACTCTGCCTGCTATTATACCTGCCCCGCGCCTTACCGAGTGCAGTGATTATAGTAAGGCGCGGGCCCTGGGTATGTACAGTTGGTATGAGTTACCCCCCGGTCAAGACTGCGCTCTATACGTCATAGATGGTGTATTTGGTTCTGGCCCTATAAGTGTTGATTATGATACCACGACTATATCAGCGTGTATGCGCGCATGGGGCGGAGATCTAGTAGTATGGGGTAGATACAGTGGTATATTCCTGATATATGATCTATATTTTATAGATCAGCAGCGTTATGCCACTCTAGAAGAGATAGAGGATTTCCTACTAGAAGTGCCCCTCCAAAGTTTATTAATTGAGAGACATGCCTCGTTACCTTTAACTGCTGATACTCTTCATATACTGTGCTCTACTGCCAATACTACCGTACCTAGCAGTCACGTATTGTTGAAAGCAGAGGGGCCCGAGCCATCTCAATTCGTGGTTAAGCCACGTTAAATTAATGCAAGTACATCTCCCCCCTATCTTTAATCCCAATGGTGACGATAGCCCCCAGAAGCGTAGACTATTTGGTGGTAACCCTACTAATATCATTAATCTAAAGGATGTCAAATACAAATGGGCCAGTCATCTCTTTACAGAGATGAGGGCTAATATATGGATTCCTCAAGCCACTGATCTCACGCCTGATATTAATAACTATGTCACGATGCCCCCTAATATGAGGCGGGCCTTCGATGGTATGTTATCCTATCTCACTTTCTTAGATAGCCTACAGACTCGCGTGTTACCGCTACTTATGCCTGTTATTACTGCACCTGAGGTTAGTATATGTATGGGCGAGCAGTTATCACAGGAACAGGTACATTCTCAGTCATACGCATATATTATCGAGACTGTAATCCCCACAGATAAGCGAGATTACATCTACGAGTTATGGCGGGAGGATACTGTGTTATTGAGGCGCTGTGAGTATATCCAGAATCTCTATGATAGGTATATTCATGAGATGACTATGGAGAATTATACTATCAGTATGGTAAGTGACTTCTTACTCGAGGGTATATACTTCTTCCCTGGCTTCCGCTTATTCTACGCTATAGCTAATGAGCGTTATATGTCCGCTACAGCTGATATCATTAAGCTCATCGAGCGTGATGAACAGACCCACCTTAAATTAATCGCTAATATAATTCGTACCGGCCTAGCTGAGGGTACACTCATGTGGGATACGGATGAGATTATGGATCTATTCCGTAAGGCCGCCGAGTATGAGATTGAATGGGGTCTCCATATTGGACTTGGTGTGAATGGTATTAGTGCTACTACTATCGAACAATATGCTAAGTATCTATGTAATATTAGGGCCCGCGCAATAGGCTTACCTACTGTATTCGAGGGGCGCCAGTATAGCCGCAATCCCTACGCCCACCTCGATAGATTCGCCGCTACTACTGGTGAGGACTCTATCACTCGAGATAACTTCTTTGAGAGTGGTGTTATGTATCGTAACCCCGCTAAGGTAGTAGACGGTTGGGATTCTATCTAAACAACAGTTAATCAACTACACCGCCCCTCCGTTGGAGGGGTTTTATTGTATGGAATTATGTAAGGATCTAGACACTGTTAATACTAATGTGAGTCTAGTTAATTATCAGCTCCCTACCGATGAGGTAGGTGTGCGCCTCCTAATGGAAGTATTGACCTCCCGCATGTATACTAATAAGCTAACGGCCGTCATACGTGAGATATTCACTAATGCTGTCGATGCTAATGTCGAGGCAGGACGCCCTAACCACCCCGTTGACATTACACTACCAGCTATAATTCCCCTAGAGGTGCAGTCTAACCAGCTCATCATTCGTGATTACGGCATCGGTATTAGTCCTGAACGTGCGCCTGGTTTCTTTACATTTATGACTAGCACTAAGCGAGGTGATAATATTCAGTGCGGCGGATACGGCCTGGGTAGTAAGAGCCCCTATGCTATCGCTAGTCAATTTACAGTCACGACTATCCATAATGGTATAGAGTATATCTATGCCTGTTCTCTCAATAATGGCATGCCTACTGCTGCTCTATTAAATAGTCGACCCTCCAATGACAGCAGTGGCACGCGTGTGGCCATTCCTATCGTAGAACAACACAACCGTCGTCAGTGTTATAATGAGGTTATGAGTATAGTAATGTGGTCCCGCGCCGTTACTAATATTTATAATCCTGAGGATACAGGAGGTGAGACTACGCGTCGCCTATTGGATTATCGTAATGATTATGACTACGAATATGGTGCGCCCGGCCCCTTTATTAGTAAGGCCTTTTATAATCGTAGATACACACTGCTGTGCTTTACTATCGGCGGTATACCTTACACTATTTCAGATAGTAAGGTATTTGATACTATTACTGCCTATCTAAAAGAACAGGGGTACTCCATAAGAAATCTCTACAATATAGATCCTCATTGGGAGGGGGCATACAATGTTGTTGATTCTATCGTCATTCCAGTACCCATAGGTTATCTAGAGCTGCCCCCACAACGCGAGACCCTCGCGTGGTCAGAGTCTAATATTAAGAAGCTGAAGGAGTTATCTCTTAATGCTATCAAAAGTCTAGTTGACAGAAGACAGGCAGAAGTAGAGGCGTGCGATTCGTTAACCGAAGCAACTGGTGTCATAAACAAGTGGAATCTGGGTGATAAGTACTTTACATGGAGGGGTACACGCTACTGTAATGTTATAATTAACGTTATGGATGAACCAGCAGGGCCAGCTGATAATACTATATTACCTACTAACCTTATAGTAAAGAGTAATAGAAATCTGCGGTTGATAGGTTGTTCTGATGACATGAACGCAGAGAAATGGTATAATATCTATCGTGTGCTGCGTAATATAAACCGTTATAATTCGCGAGCGCCAAGTAGCCTAAATGCTAATACTTGTGTTGTCTGTAAAACAGCTGATGTTGTAGAAAGTTATGCGCGTAGCATTACTCTGGAAGACATACAGAAGGTAGCACTAGTTGTAACTCGCGGGCACTATAATGCTAGAAGTATTCGCGCTGCTAGTGGTATACCAAATTATACGCCTATCTTATGGATAGACGTAACTGAGTGTGAGGATTGGGCTGATATATTATCTAATACAGACTTAGAAGAGCGGGCCCATACCACGTGGCCCTATATACGCTTCTTTCAGAGTGTAACAGGCCTAATTAAACCTATTAAATCTTTAAAGCTGAGAAAGCAGGAGCAGGAGCAGGAGCAAGAGAAACAGGGGGCCGATTCTTTACGACTAAGCGGCCTGCGCGGTATTCGCATAGTTAATAAAACGTATACCTCCTATTATGCTGGGGATATACACAATCACTTGTCTGTAGTCGACTATCGTGATCTACCGACTAAGGCAGTGTATTGTGTTAGTCGTCGACATTGTGGTGTATATCCTTACTGGAATTATGCTGATGATGGTAGTGATCTATATTATCTAACACCTAAACAGGCTGAGATTATTGCTGTCCATTATCCCGAGTGGCGCGATATAGACACGTGGGCTGAGGATAAACGTAATGAACTAGCTGTAAAATATGGGGCTGATAACCTATACCTAGCGCGTACTACTAACTGGCCACTATCTGATATCCAGACATTTATAAGAACTTATCCCTATCCTGAACACTTCAATAAGAATGTCCAGGCCCTAATAGATGATGGCTACTGGATGTTTATGCAGCAATTAATAGACAATGGCTTCATAGCTGCAGATAGTGATGCAGTAAAGAGACTTTATGAATTTGCTGGCAGTAATAGTTGTATAGTATGGCTTAAATGTCTACTAGGTGGTTATTACGATGCCTGTGCATTCCTAGAGTACTCTAAAAGCCAAGTAGTAGATACTATAATGCCCTTAATTAGTGCTTACTACAAGGTACAGGGCAATAGCTTGGGAGGGCCTAGTCCGTTGGACCAAGTTGTTGCTTAACTCAATATAAACTAAATGGAGATTCCTAATGTTTAATTATGTCCAGTTGAGTGATAGTCTATCCTTTTTCGATGGGGATAGCGTTATTACTATCGACAAACCTACCTATCCAACACTGTTTGATCAGTTATCTGATGCACTAGCGCGCAATACTGCCTTTGAATTTGATAGCCACCCACTACAAAGCGCTACTGACTATAATGTTGTGTGGCTAGATAACGCGTATTACTTCAAGAATATGCGTCTAACAGGAAGTATGAGTCAACGCCTTAGTCAGCTCATTGACCAGGGGTACGACTATACCCCTATCCTTAATTTTCTGACTAAGTTGCAATCAGTCGACCAGAATATTACCGCAGATCTACAACATCTAGTGGCTAGTAAGGAGGTAGCTCTTACCTACGACGGTAACATCGTGCTTTATAAGCGCGCGTCCTGGAATAACAATGGCCAGTGGCATAATGTAGTGACGCCTGGTACTGTGGTTACACAGAATGACGAACCTCTGCGTCTAGGCAGTCTAGACTGGATTATTTCGCTGTGCCCAGATCAGGGTGTTATGTCCGACGTGGAAGTACAGCCTCAGCACGTACTGTCGGTTGACTACGGTATAGTGAAGGTGTCAGAATATCGCTTCCTCAGTTATGTCGAAGAAGGCTACCGTGAAGTGGATAAGATTCACTTAGTCCATACTCTAACTAACTCACTGGGCAATGAAATCCTGGTACGCCTACCCTACACAGAGGATAACCTACAGCACTACCTGATGCAAATGATTCACAATCGCGTGTTCGTTGCAGAACCTGTAGCGCGTGAATTCCAAAGCGTAGGCGTGAGTTGTTGATCCTACACTTCGGGGCCTGTCACATGACTTGATAGTAGTTGTCTTGAAACCATTATCATGCGAAGAAACAACGCAGGCCCCATCTTCCGTACGCATACTCTCATTCGCCCAGCTACAGAAAACCAGCGCGCATTTGTTAAGAACATCAAGCGCAATACAATAACCATAGCCGATGGGGTGCCAGGATGCGGTAAGACGCTACTTGCACTTCATACTGCTATTACTATGATTAATGCGCCTGAGAATGGACTAGAGAGAATTATATACGTACGTCCTAATGTTGGTGTTAAGGATGAGCGTGATGTCGGTTATCTCAAGGGCTCTCTACTAGAGAAGATATGGCCCCTCGCGGCGCCTGTGCTGGATAATCTAATAACCTTCATGAGTGAGGGAGATGCTAAGGCCGTTATCGAGAATGAGCATATTATTCCTACAGTAGTTAGTCTCATTAGGGGGCGCTCCTTTCGGAACTCGCTAATCATAGTAGATGAGGCCCAGAACATATCTATCAATGGACTCAAGGCAGTATTAACTCGTGTTGCTGAGAACAGTAAGGTAGTAGTAATAGGCGATTTGGGACAGGCCGATCTAGGAGAGCTTAGCGCACCTAATGGTCTAGCTGATGCGCTACGTAGATTTGTGGGCCTTGATGACGTAGGTATAATACGCTTCGAACCAGAGGATATTCAACGTCATGCCATTATCCAACACGTCCTATCGCGTTATTAACTATGCCTCGCATTTCTGATACTACTCTTGCATTCTACCTAGCATTAATTTGTGCTTCATGCGCTTTATTTCTTGCTGTTTTTAGTACTTATCGTCCTATTAGTCCAGAGCAGACACAGAGTATCGAAATGGCAATGAACATATTTCGTGATCTCGCCGCAGGCTCCATGGGAGCCTTTGGTATGGGTAAACACCGAGATAGTTCAGCCTAGATATAATCCTTATTCTTACTTATTACTTGACCTGTCTAGACAGGTCTTTTTCTTATGAAAACATTCGTTACCGCAGACCGTTATCTCCCTACTAAGAATAATAGTCGGGATGGTGGGTATGATCTTAAGGCCCGCCTCACAGAAGAGCATAAGTTCGTAACTGAGTGTCTCCTGAAGAATCTATCACTACAGAGAGCGTTGTTAGAGTCTGAGTGTGATCTATTCGTTAATGGGAGTCTCGTAGAGCATGACCATATAAAAGATACACTAGAGACATGCCTACTCGATGAGAAGGGCTTCTATGTCCTGCTGCCAGGTCAATCTGTCCCTGTCCATACAGGCTTCTATGTGACCTCGCCTGGTTTGCCTGAAGAAACTCAGGATAAGTTAGTGGAGGTGGGTATAGGTCGCCTAGTGCGTATTGGTCGTATCCAGCCCCGCTCAGGATTAGCTAAGTGCGGTATTAGTGTAGTTAATACGCCCGGCCTCGATGATATGGAGACATACGCAGGGGAGATCATAGCGCTACTAGAGAATAGAAGTTGCAATGTTCACCTATTCGGTGATGGGGCCCGTATTGCCCAATTCACATTCGAACTGGTAGCCGATATGGGAGACTTATCTAATTATCTCGTACGAGATGAATTTGACTTAGGTGCTACTGCGCGGGGCCCCCGCGGCTTCGGCTCGAGTGGTGTATGAGAGTTAATACTGATCTAATTGACCTAGAGTATATCACTACTCGAGAGGAGCTAGATGCACTACTATTAGAACTAGGGGGCCGCCCCCTACTCGCTATGGATTATGAAACCTATGCAGATGTAGAAACGTGGGGGCCCCAGGCTAGTGCACTAGATCCCCATACGTTAGTAGCCCGCCTGCTACAAATTAACTGGCCTGGTAATGCAATACCGTATGTGGTTGATCTCCGCGCCCTAGACTGGCCCACTGAGATACGGGACATATGGCTTGATAGTAGTGTCAGGAAGGTCTGCTTCAACGCACGCTTCGAAGCCCTAGTAACGCAAGCTACGTGGGGCGTATGGCCTAATAATCTATACTGCGCTATGGTGCTATTTCAACAGATAGGCGCTGCTACTGGATTCAAGGCGGGCCGTACTAGAGGCTATTCTTATGGTAGTCTAGTACGCGATATACTGGATACTCCTCTGAATAAGGAACTCGCTAGTAGTGACTGGTCAGGTGAGTTAACACCCGCTCAATTACAGTACGCCGCTCTAGATGTAGGGGCCCCTCGTAATTCTAATTACACTAGCCTCCTGCTAGAGGCCTATGCTCTACTACGTAATGAACTACTCTATACCTATGAGATGCCTCAAGTAGAAGAGATAGACCAGGCCGCCTTTATGGAGATAGCGCGCATGGAATGGGATGGATTGCCTATTAACATGAATGTCATGCGCAGCTTTCTGAGTACAGCTCAATCAGAGCTAGATAATTATAAGCTGCGCATGAGTGCTCACTTCGACTTCAGCGTAGATCAGGTAGTCGATTGGAACTCGGGGGCCCCTCAGGTGACTCTAGTAGTACCTGATAAGATAACAGCCCTACTGAATAACCCCACTGCCCTAGTGAGTCGTATCCAGAAGCTCCTACCCGTTGAGCTAGATAACCTGCAGCAGAAGACACTAGAAACAGTGCTGCGAGAACTAGATAGCGAGGATGACGAGGATGGCGCTACTAGTGAAGAGGGTATACGCGACCTGGGTATTCAGGTTATATCAGATCTACTGCGGTATAAGAAACTGACCAAGATGGTTAGTACTAACTGGGCGGCCCTGATTAACCCGCGTACAGGTAATGTCCACGCCCGTTACCAGACCATCGGCACCAGTACAGGCCGTATGAGTAGTTCTAGTAGTGGAGATACTAATAAATTCAATGCACAGCAGATTAGTAATGTTGAGCTAATAGTAGATATAGAGGAGGATAGATTGTTTGAAGACAATTAGTAGTAAACGATTACGGCGTATACTAACCAACCGTTATCCCTCTGAGAGGGATACGGCATTATTATATGATGTTAATACTGGTAGGGTTAGAGTAATAGACCTCAGTCAATATAGACATGACGAAAATAAAGATGAATAGTCGCTTTGCTCTGCAGGCCCCACCGGGCTATGCATGGGTAAGCGTAGACTTCTCGAGTTAGCTAACTGTCCATAGACAGATATAGACATCGACATCACTAACCTCGCCCCTTTCATGACGAGGATTGCCAGAACCAATTCTGAGGACGTAAGAGGTGAATAGACCATTGAGCTGCTAATTGCTACAGACTTCCAGATACTTCCCTAGTCTGGATTAACTCTAAGCCTTATTGGTAAGGCGTTGGATAAAGCCAAGTTATGTTATTAGTAGTGGTCGAAGGGACTTAAACGAGTTTGCTGGTTCTTGGGATTATATCCATTTAAAAATCAGTATGATGCATGTATCTGTCTATATAGAAAGAGAGATAAATTTGGCTCGCTTGCTAGGAAACCGGCAAGGTAATATTCCACTAACTCGGGGAAAGGACTCTCTCCCAATCCCGAGCGAGTAACACGTCAGTAGGGCTACTACCCATTGATAGACGTGTTACCGTGTAGAGACCATACGTGGAACACCTAAACCTAGTAGAGATGGTGAAGAGATGGTCCATCCGTGACAGCGGAGGCAAGAGTTAAGATTGGCGGGGGCCTTCAGTAAGGATTCTGCTATTACAGAGATTTACGTACTCGAAGATGAGTACCATAGAGGTATACGACCCCTCCCCCTATCGCCTGAGGGTCTAACTTATACTGACCCCAAGGTAGATCAGCACCTAGTCGCTAGTACGTTCCTGAATAAGGATATAGAGAGGCGCATGACACACGAGCCCTGGACTGTGAGTGCAGATGATCCTGTCATCTCGCCCTGGCGGAAGAAGGGTAAGATTATGAACTTCAAGGTGATATATGGTGGTAGCGCTAGTAGTTTAGCAGCAGACCTCAATTGTGATGACAAGGAGGCAGGTCGCTTACTCAAGCAATACTTCACAGGTTTCCATGGCCTCTATACCTGGATTGAGATTACGGGGAGCCTATGTTCTCGTACTCGATGGGTTCGTAGCGCTATGGGCCGCTTCATCAATGTCAATGAGGATAATGCTAAGGGTATAGCTGGTAAGAGTACTACGCGGCGAAAGGCAGTTAATTCTGTTATCCAGAGCTCAGGTAGTGAGATGCTGAAGATCTCGCTACCGCGAGTAAGGCAGGCCATAGAGACTATAGATGCAGGAGAACGGCGGGCCAGTATTATCAACGCTACTCACGATGAAATCAATCTACTAGTGCCGGGCTATGTGGCATGGCAAGTAGTTAACTCTCGAGTAGTACCTATCTTGGATCAGGACTACTATACTGGTCAGCAGCTCGATGAGTTTATGCTGGCACAACGTTATGCCGCTGCTGCATTATATCAGATGGAGAGCGCAGGTAACTATATACTTAAGGATGTGCTGGGCTCCGATATACCATGTCGGGCTAAGCCAAATATACACCGCTATTGGTCACATTAATGGATAAACTATTACAATTACTGAGGCTATATAACCCCATGAAGGCCATCGAGGCTTCATTAAGTAACTTCCCACTAACAGACGATTTTGCTCAGCAGGTAGCTATTAATGATAGGACTTATTTGGATATCGTAAGTGATACCGGTATCGGTGAGTTTCGTTACGAATGGGTACAGTTTAACCCAATGAGTCATGCGGATATGTTGGTTATGTCTGAGCATATGGCCCTAGTGTTAGACTTTGGCTATCTCTATACCTATATAAAACATGACCTAAATGATGTAGCTATAGTCTTAGAGTACAGGGCCGCCTTTAACTACGCTACGTTAAATAAGGAGAAGATGGATAAGTTCCTAGGTCGAGCAGGGCGGGCTGTGCATGTGCTTAATAGCTATACTGAAAGCTACGCAAAAAATAGGAAAAGAGAGGTCATAGAAGATCTAGTCAGTCAGGGCATTACCCTCGACGGTGATAATATGGATATCCTAGACTTCTCTTCACTCAATACAGATTCTAGTGAAGATGATGACGGTAATGACGGTATCGGTAGCCCAAATTAATATACCTCAGTACGTAGCCGCATTAAAGGCAGTAGTGTCCTGTCTAGATAAAGACAGCCCGCGAGCTGACGCATCTTGTGTGCGTATGACTATAGGTAAAGGACAAATGCAACTGAGTGGTAATCACCTGGGCTCTCATAGCCTAATACTCAAACTACCAGTGCAGGCAGATGATGCAGATATCCTAGTACCTGGCGGGCCCCTCCTTAATCTAACTTGTCGTATGGGTACACCTACCTCGCTTGTTATCGATATAGAAGAGGATAAGATAGTCTATAGACTAGGTGCGTATGGTACTAACTCTACTCCTATCTATAGTGGCTCTCCTGCTACTCCTGTGGTACTAGAGAGCGAGGGTATACTAGATAGTAATCTGATAGCCGGGGCTATGCGACTCATAACTGACTATAAGAGTAAGGAGAATCACATACGTCTGGATATCACGCCTGATGGCTGCTCTCTTACCCGTCGTGTAGCAGCTAGTGCTTATGTACAGGTATCGTGGGCTGATAACCCAATTGCTCGTTGGTCTGCTAATCTGACCTCCCGTCAGCTTCAGTTAGTATCTTATCTAGAGAGCCCCCTCACCTTATCAGTGGGCCGCGCTCCTCGTCGACTAATATTAGATAGCGCGCGGGGCTCCCTCACTATACTCACCGGTAAGGAAGCAGATAAGATACCCCACTTCGATAGAGCACCTGATGCTGAGTTCCGTGCATCAACTACAATCGATACTCGATTACTACTGGGTGCTATCAATTGGCAGAGTACAGGAGCCAGTGTGGGGCAGGCCATACAACTGCACTTCACTAATAATAATTTACTGGTGCAGGGTGCAGGGGAGCCCGCTTCTATACCGTGCACTATTACTGGTGAGGCCTCTATTAATCTGCGGGCCTGTGATCTTACAACAGTCCTACGAGGAGAGGGACCTATCCAACTTACTGTTAGAGCCTTTATAATAGGAGATAAGGCTATATCTATACTTCTCCTAGAGAAGGAAGTTAATGGCTTATCTACTAGAGCTCTACTCACTGAGAATGTTACCGTAGTAAGGTAACAGCCCGGGTTCCTAGTCAACCCGGTTTAATCAAAAACTAGGTTAATTGTCAATATCCCCAGTCCGTGGGGTCAGTAAATTCTCGGAGTTATAATCAATGTCTACTATTCCTACTTTCAATAAATTCGCTCGTCAAGGTGACGTACTTATTCAACGTATTCCAGAAGACAGCATTGACTTATCGAAAGCTACTCGTGTTGATAATACTGTCTTAGCATACGGTGAAGTCACTGGCCATAAACATCAGGTTGTTCCTGTTGAAACGGGCAATAACAATGCAATCATCGGTGAAAATAAGGCTGCTGAACTCTTCCGTCTTGATGACAGCGGCACTCTGTACCTCCGCGTAAATGATAGTACGGCCCGTCTTCAGCACGAAGAACACGGTCCCATTATCTTTAAGCAGGGGCTCTACAAGATCGGTATTCAGCAAGAGTATACTCCTTCTGGTTTCCGCTCTGTAGCCGACTAGTACTAATTACTGTAACCTCTACCGTGGCCGGCCTAGTGCCGGCCTTTTTGGCAACACTCGACGGCATAAGTGTGACATAATCACAGTTTCGCATTTAACCCTCATAACCTGAAATATGAATATCATTGACGCTATCATTGACGCTTTAGATCTCAAAAAACCCCAAGATTACCCCTCCAAAGAAGCTTATCAGCAAGACGTTGTCAAAGCGGTACAGATCTTAATGCGTTTAGGTAATATGGACAATCCCTCGGCCGATTTAACCGCTTTCCTAAACTCTATCCTTGAGAAATTACAAGAGGATGAACTAGCTATCTACGATAGACGCAGTAAACAAGAAATTATCGCCGATTTAAAGCAAGTTAATAGTAAAATTGTTGAACTCGAGCGAGAAATAGCCGACTTAGAATGGGAAATTGCCATCAAAAAGGCTGAAATATCTGTGTGGAAGCAGGAATTTTGGACAGGGGCGGGAGGCAACGGAAACTTTGCTCGGCAAGTAGCTGAATAAGACCTTTGCAAGAGGTAACTAGCCACGCCCTAAAGCAACAGGGCTTGCCTAAATTGATCTAGGCAACGCAAGTAGAGACTTGGTTATGTTAATGGAAAAACAGCTATCTGTAAGCGATACCAGTTGGAAACGATTGGGACAGATAGCTGTTAGCAAGATTCAGTTAATTCGTTGTTCTAGCGTTTTAATTGTTTCTTATTAATTTATGTAAAGTCGCCCTCCACTATCGCTAAGGGGCGGGATTTCAAACCCAATTTTTCAATGACTTATCTTGAATTAACTCCGGAACATGAACAGCTAATCCCTACCTACAAGGAGCGCTGGATCCGTATGGTAGATCGCCCCTTCGATAAAGTCCTAGCCCGCCAAGCGGTTACTGAACTATATGCCCTACTCAAGAAGCACTGTGACTTAGGAGATCTCGACTGTCCGCGTACTATCTTCACTAGCTCGCCCATCATGGCGGCCAGTATTATTGCTCTTCTCAATAAAGCTGAGGAGGAAGAGCAGAGTGTCGTTAGTGGTAAGAAGACTAAAACTAAGTTTACTAAGACTGAACTCACATTAATCAAGGAGTTCTTTAAGCGTAAGCCCGCTACTCCTGAGAACGAGGCCGTACTCCAGAAACTCGTCGATGCTTATGTTGCAGAGCGGGGCCCCATTGATCCTATTAAGGATAAGGAGTGTAGCAATTATATTGCTAATGGTCACTTCTCTTACGAGTGCCGTATGAGCTTTGCTGCATTCGCTAACTTCAGCGTCGAGGTACTCGGCGTGACTATGGAGGATTACGATAAGTATATGCTCATTGCTGAGAACTTATCGTGGGTATACACCTATGAAGAGTTATGTATTGTATGTGAGCGGCCCAAGGTACATTATACTCTAGACGGCGATATTCATTGCGATGGTGAGCCCGCGATTAAATTCTCTGATGGCGTTGAATTGTGGTTATGGCACGGTATCCCGTTACCGGCCTTCATGCAGTGTCATAGCTCTACCTGGGATCCCAAATGGTTACTTGATGATGAGAAGGGTATGAACTCTGAGCACCGCCGTATCCTCATTGAGGCGCTGGGCTACGAGAATATCTTATCGCGCCTGGATAGTGAGATCATCAGCACCTATAATACTACTAGCTACGTAGGTTCCGGTAATGAGTACGAGCTACACATCATCCGTGGTGACTTCGGTGGCGAGGACGCGCATATTCTAACCATGCGCTGCCCTAGCACTAATCACTACCATGCAGTACGTGTTGATCCCGCGCACACCTCAGCCCGCGAAGCTGTAATCGAATTCAATAATGGCATAGATCCCGAAAGCTTCGAAATTCAGACTTAATATGACAGCGCTATACCGAGCCGTACAATTCAACCCGCAGTGTACCGTATGTAGTCTATCTACTAGGCAGGCAGTGAGTGGTCAGTCTGAGAGACCTATTAAGGATGTAATACTGGTAGCTATCTCAGCCTATCCTGGTAAACGGGAGGAGGCCACTAAGATGAGCCTCGCTCCCGGCACTAACAATGAGGATACTGGTGGTGCCGGGGCCTTCCTCCGGCGTTGCTTATATTGGGCTATAGAATGTGACCCCACGTGGGATGGGCCCCCCATTAATGAGCTAGTGTATTTTACTAATGCTATAAAGTGCTCCCCTCGAGACAAGACAGTTAAAGATATTCATCGCTCCCGCTGTCGGGATACCTGGCTACTCCCTGAGCTCACAGCACTACCGACTGGCGTACCTCTATTACTAGCAGGTAGCGAGGCAGTTAAGGCCATACACGGTCTCGACGCCACTATAGCCAATTACAGAGGGGCTGTCTATAACTGGCGGGGCCATCCTACTGTAACTACGTTTAATCCAGTAGAAGTAGAGAGAGGTGTCTTCTATAAGACTACTATAGATGAAGAGGATGTTAAACGTGACCTCGAGGCCCTACTACGTAGTAAGAAAACCCTGCGAGATAATGACATCGATAAGATAGTTAAGACTCGTATGTGGAACCCCGTCCCTGTAGGTAGTATGATGTGGTACTTCAGGAAGGATATAAATACCATCAAGCAAGAGATACTGAACTATGCAAACACAAAATAAACATGTCACAGAGCGGGCCGCCTTATTCAATAAGTTGCGCCTTCTGGGTATCAAGAGTATAGTCGTTCATTACTGGCACGATAATAAGCAACCCTGTCTCCTAGCGCCCCTCTATAACTCTGACGTTACTGACACGTACATGATATCCGCTAACTTTAATATCGAGGAGACTAAATTGATCTGGAGAATTGCGCGCAATCTACTGCCCCAAGATAATCAAGAAGGACACATCACTATTATCGTTTGACATGAATATTAAGAATCTAGCGTACTGGTACCTATTAATTGGGGCCACCTATGGTCTTACTGAACGTACTATTGACCTCGCTAAACAGGGGTTCACTCCTCTGGAAATAGGTACAATTGCTGTCATAGTCTTCACCCTAGTATGTATTATCTGTGTGCGTCCCTATGACTAATAGTCTATCTAATGAACATAGGCCCCGCCGACTAGCTGACTATGTAGGCGGCGGATTGGCTATCTCGCTAGTTAAGGCCCTTATCAGCAGAAATCTGCATAGCTCGGCAGGTAATAATGTTTACTCGGCGGGGAATATATTAATGTGGGGTCCGCCTGGTTGTGGTAAGACTACACTAGCTCTACTATATGCTCGTAGCACTCTCTGTCCTAACCGTGAGCCCGGTAGCTGGGAGGGCTGCGGTGAGTGCCCCGTATGTCTGGGTACTGATACCACTAATATTTATCATTATACTATCAGTAGCCCTACTGAGGCCCGGCCTCATATAGAGCGCTTCTTGGATATAGCCTATGCCAGTCCTGTAATAGTAGGGGATAGAGAAGATCAGTATCGCCAGTTCATCATCCTCGATGAATTTCAGCGTATCAGCCCTGAGCTGGCATCTCTATTACTAGAAGCCATTGAGTTCGGCCCCAATCATACCAGTTGGATCCTCTGCACTATGGATAAGCAGAAGCTAATGGCTAATAAGGTGACGAGCCAGGCCATAGAGCGCCGTTGCTTAGAGGTACCGCTATCTAATCCCCCCATTGATGATATGGCGGGGCGTATTTGTGATATAATGAAGATAGAGCTGGAGGCAGCTCAGGCCCTCGTTAAACTGGCCGGTAGCGCTGGTAGAGCGTGGTCTCTTCTAGAACGACTACTACTAGTTAATACAGTGGAGGATATCACCTATGACCTAGTTTATGATGAACTGGCAGGTGGCGCTACTATAGAGGGCCGAGCTGCATTCTGGAGCGCCCTAGCCCTCAGTGATGTGAGAGCCGTCCGCGCTTATATCAAGATGTGGCGACTCGACGTTAATGGGGAGGTAATCGCAGGCCTTCTAGTGGAGGATATAATTAATAGAATTACTGGACCTAATCCCTCTATAGAACGATTACTTGCTGACCTAGCCCGCTGGTGGGGTAATAAGTCATACCCACTGGAGGCTGTTCTACTAGCCCATCTGGGTACTAGTGTGGTGTCCCCCGTACCCCTGCTATTAACTCAAGGTACGGGACTGAGGTGGCTGCAGTGATATACCTGACTACTACACCTATCACTCTACTCAACTATCACTTGCGGCAGCAGGGCATTACTCCTCTAGTAGGACACGATGCATCTTGTCTCGAGTGGGGCAACTTCCTAGAGCCAGTGGTGGTTATATGGGAGGGGCCCCCCACTATTGATCACGTGACACAGGTAGAGGGTAACACCGCCTATCTCGTCTTCGATAGGATACCAGCTGCATGGGCCGCTCGCGGTACAAGTTATGAGGTAGACCCCAATCAGTATCAGGCTATCCTGAATAAGGTAGGGGGCGTACTCACACAGCAGGGGCGCCTTAATCTATGGCGAGCCTATCATATGGCCCCTCGTCGCCTGGGAGCAGAGCTATTAATACTCAGCCTGCTCTATAAGGAGACTGGTAAGCCAGCAGATTGGGTCGGGCCTAGTACTCGGAGTAATCGAGTACGCCTGGGTCGTGGGGCCCGCCACATACTTAACCTAGATAGTGAGGTATATGTAGCATTGATGTCTAATAGCCGCACTGATAGTATAGGTGTTGCTATAGAGAGAGTAGCTGCCTGTATTAGAGCAGGCGGTCCGCGCTCTACCTGGCTGGCACTAGCGCTAGAGGAGTGGATAGCTAGAGTGGGGCCCACCCCATCAGAAAACGACCTCGCCTTTCTTGATACACTTCTGAACTAGGAGAATCTATCTTACCGAGTGCTGGCTCCTGCCACATAACTACGGCTATCGCATCGATTAGTCGCGTCTATAAGGTTACTGGTCCACCTAAACCAGATATACACCACATACATCTACACGAATATGTCTGATTTATTACTTAATGTCGATAACGATTATCTTGATTTAGCTGCTGAACTGAACATTGATATCAATACCATCACTGATACTATTGATATCAACACATCGAAGAGCAGCCTTAATACATACTTTACCTCGCTGCCTAAGGATATTGTCGTCCGCCGCCTCAATAGCGCTAGTTATCAAGATAGCCAAGAGATGCGCTGGGCCTACCCAGGCCAGGATGACCAGAAGTTATTCGAACAATTCGAGGGCGTGAATGGTGTGATTGTACGGTTACAGGGCGTAATACTACAGCACCAGGCGCAGTTAGACCACAGCTATTGGGATGAAGCTAATAGTAAATATGTGCGCTTCTGCAATAGTGTGGGATATAAGCGTGCCTATCCTGATGGTAGCATTAAACTAATCCAGGCCCTCCCTGAGAACGTATGTCTCAAGGGCGTAACTGAATATGGAGATCCACCTAATCGCCCTCTACCTATTGTCGATAAGCTAGGTCTAGTTGGTAAGAAGGGCATGACCTGTAGTGAATGTATTCGCGCAGGCCTGCATAGTCAAGAGGTAGAAGGTAAGGACCGCCCTGTTACCTGTAGCCCGACGGGCCAGCTTATCTTCTATGTTACAGGCTTCACCACTCGTGTATTGTCTAATAAGGGGGGCAAGGTCACATCTACCTTCACTGACTATACAGTGAAGGAACTCATGGATGATACTGGCTTCATCCTAATCATTCCCCTCAAGGCAAAGTCTACTCGCCGTGGTATCTGGGATGCCTCAACTAAACAGTGGACTAGTGTTGGTTATGAGGCTATGGTCAATAATCTCATCTACAAGCACAGCAAGGACTTCAATAATGCTCCTGTTGGCAAACGCGATACTATTGCAATGAAGATGAGTCCTTATTTTCAGACTATTATCATTAGTATCGTGCCGCCTAATCCAGAAGATAAGAACCCCAAGGCATCACTAAACTTCGCAGTTAAGGAGATTCCTGACTTAGGAGCTATTAAGGCAGCACGCAAATACTGGCAGCAGATTAATCCTGTTGATGAGATTAATGTCCTCAATGAGGGTGACTTCAGCAACACAAAGAGTGTTGGCCCGTGTACTGCGGAAATTGTAGAAGAAGAAACAATTGAGATTAATGGGAACCCCTGGGCCGAATGATAATACGAGTAGATGGTAACTGGGCCTATATACCAGAACTACTGCCAGGCTGTCATAGACATCTCTCTGCAGTGCTAGACGTAGAAGAGGCCCGCTCTATAGCGGGTATTCTTCCTATTGAACCTCTAGCTATACCCGCTCATTACCCTCTCTATTATCCAGATGAGCGAGGGGACTATCGCTTATTGGCGGGCCTCCTCCCTCTCTATATGGAGTTATTACGGCGGGCCGGCCATACTGCTACTCTAGAGCTACCCCCCCGACCAACGTTACTCGATCCTGTTATAGACGCCAGACTACGCCTCGACCAACGAGAGGCAGTAGCTAGCGTATTAGGGGGCTACCGGGGCTACGTGCGGGCTGCTACTGGTTATGGAAAGAGCCCTGTTATTGCTACGCTGATGAAATACTTCGAGGCCCACCGACTCATAGTAGTACCTACCGTGCGCCTACTCTACCAGATGGCAGAGGATGTGCAGGAGTGGGCGGGCCTCTCTCCTGGGCTAGTAGGAGATGGTAATGATGATATTGGAGCTATGACTATCGCTACCGTAGATACTCTCTATGAGCGTATTAAACGGGGCGATAGACGCTATATAGAGTGGCTCTCTAGTATTGAGGTCGCTGTGTTCGATGAGGCGCATACCTATATGAATGCAAGTGGTATTACTACTGCTCTGTCATTAGACAATGCGTGTTATAAGATTGGCATGACTGCTACACCTACGCGCACTAAGATGATGGAAGCTATATTCGGCCCCCTTCTCGGAGAGTATCAAGAGACTACTCTCATCGAGAGTGGCGTCATTATGCAGCCTAAGTTCGAGTTTTATCCGGCCCCTCCCGGTGCAGTAGCGCGCGGCTCATTCGATAAGCCCTTTACACCATGGCTCTATAATCAGCTATACGATAGCGTCATAGTTAATAATAGAGCCCGCAATGCCCTTATAGCGAGGCACGCATGCCGACTGATAAAAGACGGCTATGGACCTGTGCTCATCCTAGTACGTAAGGTAGGTACTACTAGTAAGAAGAAGAATCCTGCTAGTCAGGCCCTTAACATACTGACTGAGCTAGAGGCGCTGGGCACATCTCTACCCATTATTCATGGTAAGAGTACTAACATAACCGACGTACTAGACCAGCTGTCAGCGGGCTCTATATCTGGCGCTATAGCCAGTGAGGGTATCTTGAGCCTAGGTGTGAGCATACGTTCTATTGGTAGCATAATCATGGCCGCCGGTGGTAAGGGAGGAGTAGATGGTGTATCTATGATTCAAAAGGTGGGCCGGGCCTTACGCATTAAAGAGGGTAAGCGTAACCCACCTATAATTGACTTCGTGGATCCACAGGGCTGGTTCCACTCTCAGAGTAAGGCGCGCATTAGGATAGCCACTGATACATACGGCGGTGATCACGTCACTGTATTCACTACTTGACACTAGCTTCCTAGCATGCCCATGCCCTGCGCGCCTTGCATAAGCGCTTGTTAGGTGTCTTGCGACAGTCTATATTGTGCATATCCGCCTGACCTGCGCTACGCGCACAGAAGCTCTTGCGGCGGGCCGCATCCACCTTGTTCTTGGGATTAGGGGCAGGGGGCTTCAGGTTAGAGCCAGTAGCGCGATTGTAATCAGCGCGGCCCTTAGCTGTTAGCCCTCCGGCTGGGTCCTTGTGCTCTTTCTTAAAGGCAAAGCTCTTCTTCTTAGCCATAGTTAATGCTCTTCTAATTTCACCATCATCATACTCAACGTAATTGGTTAATAGTAGGTGTTAAGTACCTGGGCAATTAATTACACTCATGATTGACACAGCATTAGTAATTGTGTTAAAATTAAAACAAACAAGGGTTAGTGGCCGAGTAGTCGAAGGCGACAGACTGTAAATCTGTAGATTTAATTCCACGCTGGTGCAAATCCAGCTTAACCCATTAAAAATAATAACCATAGGAGTAAATCAATGGACGAAACAGTCACAGTTTATATCACTAAATATGCTTTAACAAGTGGTATTATAAAGTGCAGTGGAAAAATCTGCAATCAGGTATTTTCCCCGGATAATCCCCGTAAATTTAATGTGTTAATGCTAGACGGATTTACCTCAAAAGAGTACGTGCTAACGGAAACAGAAGCTCAAAAAGTCTTTGAAGAAAAGAGACTTAAAGCAATTAAACAAACTGAAAGAAAACTTGAAAAACTGAAGAATCTAAAAATGCAACTCAATGAGTATTAAATGAATTTATTAACTCGTGACTGGTGGCATAATTTAATAGGTACTAGGGACGGGAATTGAACCCGCAAAACTTAATTAAATCTACTCCTGACGAAACGCCCTTCCCTCACTCAATCTTTGCCAAGTTCGGTGGATTCGCAAATTTCAGTTTTGAAACAAAAAACAAAGGTATTTTTTGCATTAAGTCCCTTTTCGGTTGAAGGCTCCGTTTCAGCCTTTAGCTACCAAGCTACCCTAGCATTTCAATTATATCAGAGGCTTCTAAAATTGTCAATCCTAAGATAAATAATTTTAATTATGGTAAAGTAATATAGAACACCTAGAAAAGTTAAAGTAAAATTATGAAAATAACCCTGATCTTGACTTTACTCTTAATTTCTGCGTGGGGATTTATGCTAATCACTAAAGGATTGTTTTGTGTGAGTGATGTAACTTTTGATCAAACAAGTGCAGATTTTGAAATCCTTTGTAGATTTACATGGGGAACAATAAAGAAATAACCGACAATACAACTCAGGAGTAAAACAATGAACACTCAAACCTATCGAATATTAATCGATTCAAGCTACGATGAGTTACCAAGAGAAGCTAAGCATTACGTCAATCGTTTGGTAAATAAAGCATCAAAAAAACCCTTTGTATCGACAGTGTTAAAAGGATTTTATGACAGCGCAATTAAATCAGACGATATAGATGCACTTTTAAGCAGTGCATTTATTGACGCTGATCAGGACAGAAAAGTAGGGTGTTTTTGGTACTTAAAGACAAGAATATTACTGGTTGTTTTTTCGCTACTAGCAGGTGTGACAATACCTAAGCTTCTTAAGAAAAACTATTGTCTTTTTCTACAATCTCTTGTTATAGCTAGTTACCTTGCAAAGGAAGGTTATGTCAATGAATCTCCCTTTGATTGGGACTACGAATAAACTAAGAAACAGCTAAAATAACCTAAATGAACCAAAAAATTGACTATTACGCACGCAATCCTCAAATTTCATTGATGTCAGATAAACTAACGAATGTAGTCGGTAATACAGTTTTTCCTTTTTCTGATAAAGAAGAACAGCTAAAATTTTTTAGTCAGATGCTTGAAGAGCTACTAGCTATATCATCTGTACCAAAATATACACCAGAGGGTATTGCATTGAATACAATTAAAGCCTTACTATCTGAGTTAGATTAGTGCAAAATTAGCTATTAGTTATTAGTTAAAAAATCAAATCAATTAGGAGTAACTCACTATGTCATTCTTAAAGCCGCTTGTGTATAACAAAACTACTTCTGAAATTTCAGAAGTCAAAGAATTTCAGTTAACAGACAATGTTATTTTTGTTCTTCTTTCTAATGGTTATCGAATTAAACAAAAAGATTTTGAAAAAGACTGGGAATACGTTAAACCGCTCAAAAGTTAATAAATAAAAAACAGAGGGTTGTCCCTCTGTTTTTTTGTTATGCTCCGTTTTGGCCTTTAGCTACCAAGCTACCCTAGCACTTCAATTCTATCAGAGACTTCTAAAATTGTCTTTGCATGACTACCTATGTTCTTTATTATTATTCATGGTTTGAGTGGCTCAGGTAAGACTGAAGCCTCTAAGTGTTTATCTAAGTTACTGGGGGTACAGGAGATCCATCCTATAGCTCCGTGGAAGCGCTTCATGGAGAAATACTATGGATTGCCAGAGGGGGCCCTCGATACAACAGAATACAAGGAGTATACGCCCAATGGTATGAATATAACCATGAATCAGTTCATGGTTAATCTCTATCACTTCATGAGAGAGAATGACCGTTACTTCTCTAGTCGTATGATGCGGACTGAGATACAGCGCCATATTAGCGAGGGTATACCTACTGTTCTATTGTCCTTACGTAACCTAGAGGAGGTAGAGGTAATAGAGAGTATGCTATCTACATTGATTAATAGATGTTGTATAGTAATCAATATAAGCCGCCCGTCTGAGCAGGTACTGAGTAGTGATGTTAACTATCAGGCTATTAAGGACCGTCTGGCTCGTCTTGATGAGGCGGGCGTTCATTATATAGACATAGTTAATGACTACCGTAGAGTATCAGACTTGAAGAAGGCACTAGAGGGATTGCTTAAGATTTATGTCAATACTAGATAATAGACCGTGGTACTACGTTATATATGAGGGCCCCGATTCTTATATAGGTGTCACTGATTATCTCGCAGCCGTGGCGTATGATAGGCAGCCTAGTCTAAGTTTTATGACGCAACAGAGTAGATTACTCAATTACCTGAAGAAGGGCCGCGCAGATTATAAGGCTAGTATCCGCCTAGCCCGTGCTATTAGGCCCGCTAGTGTAGCAGGTTATGGTAACTATCTAGTAAGACAGAAGGGACACCTATCAGTTATTGAGCGGTGTGATGTTAGTACTCCTCATAGTCATAAGTATTTGAAGTCCGCGCGGGCCGAGTTGATTATCTATCTCGAATGCGAGATGAACCGATGGAGTAAAACAATTAGGACTATACGGAGATTAGATGCAGATAACGTTCAACGGCCCCTATCAGATGCTGCTGGGTCCAGCAGGGAGTGGTAAGACAACATACATACAGAGTTTGAGTAAGGCCCTCATCACTAGTAGTACCGGCGTGAGCGCTATTAATGCAGGTGGTACTACTATTCACGCGGCCCTCCAGTTCTTCGACACTACTAGTCTATTACGCTCCGCTTCTAGTGGAAAGCTGACCACTCAGCTACAGGCTATATCTAATGCATTTGATACTCTAGTCATAGACGAGATCAGTATGTTACATGGCCCTCAACTAACTATTATCCATCACGTAATGGAGAAGAGTAACATAAATATGAATCTCCTACTCGTGGGAGACTTCTGTCAGTTACCACTAGTACCAGATAAAAAGGTCACTAGCACGCCAGTCTATCAAACAGACTGCCTACAGAGCTTCGATATACAGTACTTACGAGAGGTCAGGCGCCAGAATGACCCCGGCTTTATACAGGCGCTGACTAGCGTAAGAGAAGGGCGGCCTCACGAAGCAGTAGATTGGTTCATAGATAATGTAGAGTTTGTCAATCAGCTCGAAGATAACTACGCAGGTACTACTATCCTGCCTACTAATGATAGTGTAGATAGATATAACGCCCTGCACCTAGCACAACTAGAAGGGCCTAGTCGCCTCTATACTAAGAATTACGTTATACCGAAGGGGGGGAGGACCGCTCCTGAGTGGGGCCAAATACCTGAATCAGTAGAGCTAAGGAAAGGCGCGCGCGTTATTCTACTTCGTAATAGACTACCTACATACGCTAATGGCGATATCGCCATAGTCAAGGAGCTCATGACTAATACTATACTGGTGACAGTAGAACGTACCGGTCAGGAGACTATCATTGAATACGTGACACGAGATAATAAAGAGCTCGGCACTAACAAACTATTGGGCCGCTGCCACTACTTACCCGTTAGACTGGGCTATGCCCTTACTGTCCATCGTAGTCAGGGGCTCACGCTTAATAACGTACAGGCTCGTCTCAGTAATTTACGTTGGCTCAGCGGGGGCCTCTATACTATTCTTAGTCGTGTACGTCACTATAGCGGCCTCCGCCTGATAGGTACACGATCCGCCTTCTGTGATAGTTGCTATATAGAGCCCTCTATCCTTAAATTCTATAATCGGTTAGGTACTAAATCATGATGTTAGATTTACTTAAATACTTGCGGGGGCGTATATCTGACTTCCGCGAACCATATCAATCTCATACGGCCCTTGGCGATGAGATCTTATGCTGGTTTCATGGCACCCGTCGTCTCGCGTGTATTAGATGGATTAATGGTGGTTATTGTATTATCCCTAACTACCGCCCTAATCTATTGAGCATCTTATCTACATTCAAGTCGGCTCAACAATACAATGACGAGGAGGCACCTGATGCCGTATACGAGGCCTACAGAAATCTATTTGATAACAATGGGTGAACTACTGTAAGGTAGAACCTTTCATCTATTATTAGTGGCCCCCCTTGCACTTTGGCAGGGGGGTTCTATTGTCTATAGCCCCAGTCTATTGCATGGCACTAACCAAAGAATCTGAATTTAAACCTAATTGTTAATCTAAGGGAAAGATAAAATGCATCAAAATATAAGCACCGATGAAGCTATCAAGCTACTCAAAGAGGATGATAATGCTGATTGGTCATGGTCGGGCGCTGAGGCTTTAGTTGGGTATCTAGAAGATTTAGAGGATAGCCTTGATGAATCTATCGAATTTGATAGAGTCGCTATCCGGTGCGAGTATTCAGAATACTCTAGCGCCCTAGAAGCGGCCGAACATTACGGCTTTATACCAGAAGATGATGAGGATGAGGATGATGTAGAGTCATCTGCTATTACTTATCTAGAAGACAAAACAACAGTAATTAAATTTGAGGGGGGCGTTATTATTCAACAATTTTAATTAATTAGTTAGATATAAAGTATCTTAACGAGTATTCTTGTTAGTCTATTCTTATTACAACATATTGTCGTCTATACAGAGGGTATAAATGCTTACTGAATTTTTGCATGATTGGGTCAAGTCTGAGCCTCACATTTGTCGGTATGGGTGGGGTACTTTTCGGAATACCTTTTTTATCCAACTATCTTGGGGTGATTGTATTTCTATCTCTACCTCTGATCCTGATCCCTTTTTGTTAGATCGGGGGTCGCTTGCTAAGTTGATCTATTTTTTCCAAATGCGTCTAGATAGCTCTGGTTATGGTTGGGTTATTCAACGATTACCTAATAGTTATACTGTGACAGTTAGTGTGAACCCCAATATTTACGAGACTTCGCGTTGTTTTGTCTCTCGACAAGAGTCTCTCATTGAGGCTTTGCTAGAGGTGTATTTAAAGGTGGTTGCTTATAAGAAAAAGTCGTTTTACGTCCAGTAAAAGAGGAGGCACCTGATGAAAGAGATTAGTACAAATTATTGGGCGCCCCATAATCATTATGGGGCGCCTCATAATGATTATCTATGGGACGCACCTATACCTATTACTAACCCGCCAATAGCAAACGGTGATACTTTATACTATAGGTTCTACGTTTATAATGCTGGGATGTTTTATTATATACTGACACTGTTCGCTAAGGACAATTTCTATAAAGATAATTAATAGTACCAAAAGGAAACATTTGTTGAAAAAGATTAATCCAAACTATTGGGCGCCCCATAACGATTATGGGGCGCCGTATTATGAATGGGACGCGCCTATACCTATTACTAACCCGCCAATTTTAGCAAACGGTGATACTGTATACTATAGCTTCTACGGTTATAATGTTGGGGGGCCCTCCAAGTTTTACGATAGACTGGCAGGAAATGTATATAATATTCTATATGAGGGTGACTATTTCTATGAAGGTTATTAATTCTAATGGTTGGGCTCCTCGTAATACTAGATGGGCTCCATATTGGGGTGAACTTGTACCTATTACTAATCCTCTGATAACAAGTGGTTATAGTTTATACTATAAGTTTCATACTTATAATAATGAAGGGCTTGCTTGGTTTTATCGTAAACTATCGCCAGATGAGAATGATTATCTCTATGAAGAAGATTAATTGTAATGGTTGGGCACCCCATAATCATTATTTATGGGACGCACCTATACCTATTACTAACCTGCCAATTTTAACAAACAGTGATATTTTATATTATAGCTTCTACGTTTATAATGCTGGGGGGCCCGCCAAGTTTTACGATAGACTAGCAGGAAATGTATATAACATTCTAGATGAGGACAATTACTTCTATGAAGATGATTAATTATAATGGTTGGGCTCTTCGCAATACTAGATGGGCTCCATATTGGGGTGAACTTATACCTATTACTGATCCTCTAATAACAGATGGTTATAGTTTATACTATAAGTTTCATACTTATAATAATCAAGGGCTTGCTTGGTTTTACCGTAAACTATCATTAGATGAGGATGATTATCTCTATGAAGATTATTAATTGTAACGGTTGGCTTAGTAGTAATTGGGGTCCAGATATGTCTATATCTAAATCTATTACTGACCCAGCGATTCTAGCAAACGGCGATAATTTATATTATACATGGTTCTATGAAAGTATAATTGGGGCCTATACTCTTGAATTAGACAGGTTATATGTTTCTGTCGACTGGTTTTATTGTAAATTGCTGCTTTATCAGCGCTCTAACATAGACTGGTACATTGATATTTTAGGTGAGGATAACTATCTCAATGAAAATAATTAATCCAAATTGCTGGGCTCTGTATAAATGGGGTTTACCTGTATTTATCACCGCTCCGCCAGTAGCAAATATCAATAATTTATACTATAGCTTCTATCTTTATAATTCTAAAGGACTTGCTATATTTTACTATAGTCTGTCGTGGGGTAGTATTTTTTGTTATATGACTTTCTAGAGGAGGGGAATTATTTCTATGAAGATTATTAACGACTGGCCTTCACTTAATAAGTTGAATATACCTGCTGCTGATCCGCCGGTTTTAGCAAACAGTGGTAGTTTATACTATAGCTTTTATCATTACCACTACGAAAGTATGAGTGTGGGTCTCTGGGTCTATCTACCTGAATTAAATAAGTTTTATGCTTCTATCAAGTTGTTTTATTATAGACTGACATTGTTAGCTAAGGACAATTTCTATGAAGATAGATGATAGTGACAAATGGGCCCCACGTAATAAGTTGAATATACCTAGGCCTATTAGAACTTATTATTACGATAACACAGGTCTTGTAACTATCGACCGGTTTTATTATAGACTGGTAAGCGTGTTTTATTATAACACTCTAGATGAGGACGATTATTTCGATGAAGATAATTAATTGTAACAATTGGACCCCACGTCATAAGTTAAATCTACCTATGATATCTATACCTATTACTGACCCGCCTGTTGACCTACAGGTGTATTTTGCTTATAGTCGAGAAGTCGCCTGGTTTTATTATAGAATGGAAGAATTTGGGATATACGGCTTTCTGAATAGGGGGTGATTACTTCAATGAGAGCGATTAGTTGTAATAAGCTTAAGTACTTGTTTTTTTATTATGAGGATGTGACCATCGAGAGTCATATTCCTGAATTTAGCAGGTGCTCTATCGACCGGCTTCACTATAAACTAACAGCTGTGATATACGACATTCTATATGGGGATGATTATTTCGATGAAGATGATTAGTTGTAATAATTGGGCCCCGTGTAATCAGTTGAATATACCTATACCTATTACTGACCCGCCTGTTGACCTACAGGTATTATTAAGCAAATTGTATTTTGCTTATAGTCCTGGGAGACTCGCCTGGTTTTATTATAGACTGGGAGAATTTGTGATATATGGCTTTCTGAATGAGGCCTTAAGCTTGGGGGGCAATTACTTCAATGAGAGCGATTAGTTGTAACAAGCTTAATTACTTTTTTTATTATTGTGAGCGTGCGGGTTTCACCTATACTCCTGAATTAAGGTTTTATGCTGTCGACCGATTTTACTATAGACTGTATATACACATAGTAGATAAATATATATTCTATGAAGATGATTAATTGTAATGTTTTCAAACTTGCTTTGTTTTACAACTGGACTATCAAGAATAAGCTAAAGGCCCGTATACTTATTATCTCTACCGGCGGGTTTTACTATAGACTAAGAACTGTGATATACGATATTCTATATGAGGATGATTATTTCGATGAGAGCGATTAGTTGTAACAATTGGATTTTGAATAATGATTATTTCAATGCTTTGTACTTGTTTTATTATTATGAAGAGCTGGGTCTCGAGATTTATACTCCTGAATTAAACAAGTGCTGTGGCTCTATCTTCCAATTTTACTATAGACTGGCCTATAAACTGCGCTCTTATCAGCGCGCTTTAACATAGACTGGTATATTGATATTTTAGGTCAGGATAACTATCTCTATGAAAACAATTAATCCAAATTGCTGGGCCCCGTATGAGTGGAATGTACCTGTACCTATCACTGCCCCGCCAGTAGCAAATATCAATAATTTATACTATAGCTTCTATCTTTATAATTCTGGAGGACTTGCTATACTTTACTATAGACTGTCGGGGATAGTATTATATAACGTTCTATATGAGAATGATTATTTCGATGAAGAAGATTAATTCTGACAATTGGGTTCCTCGTAATAGAAGAGACCCGCATGTGGCTCCATACGTACTCACTATCACTAATCCACCTCTAGTGAGCGTTGATAATTTATACTATAGCTTTTATCTTTATAATGATGATGGGGGGCTTGCTATGTTTTATACTATAGTGGCCCTACCATTATTTCTATGAAGAAGATTAATTCTGACAATTGGGCTCCTCGTAATAGAAGAGACCCGCATGCGTGGACTTCATACATACCTATTACTAATCCGCCTCTAGCGAGCGTTGATAATTTATACTATAGCTTTTATGATGGGGTGCTGTTTTATTATATACTGGAAAGAGTAGCATCATATAACATTCTAGATGAGGACAATTAATTATATGAAGAAGATTGATTGTAATGGTTGGACTCCGCGTAATTTAAATGGGCTCCGTATGAATGCACCTGTACCTACTATTGTTCTTCCAATAGCAGATAATAATAAGTTATTCTATAACTTCTATCTTTATCATGGTGGAGGGCCTGCTTGGTTTTACCATAGATTGTTATATTTTTATGAATATGATTAACGGTTGGCCTTCACGTAGTAAACTGAATAAATATATTACTGACCCGTCGATTTTAGTAGACAGTGATAGTTTATACTACAGTTTCTATAACTATAACTTTCATACTTATAACGCTGGGGGGCCCGCCAGGTTTTACCATAGACTAGCGGGAGTAGTGTTGTATAACATTCTAGATGAGGACAATTAATTATATGAAGATAATTAACTGTAATGACTGGGCCCCACGTAATACGTTAGGTGTATCTACACCTATTACTAACCCGTTGATAGCAAACCATAATAGTTTATACGATAACTTTTATGTCAGAGGAGTCGCTTGGGTTTACCATAACCTATCTGAGCCTACTATAACCTACCATTATTTCTATGAAGATGATTAATTGTAACGATTGGGCGCCTCATAGTAGTAAACTGAATATATATATTGACCCGCCGATTTTACCAAATGGTGATAATCTATACTATCTATGGTTCTATCGTTACTACCATGAAAGCATGGGTCTCGGGGCCTATATCCCTGAATTGGACAAGTTACATGTTCCTATCGACTTGTTTTATTATAAACTAGCATGTTTGTTATATGACTTTCTAGGGGAGGGGGATTATTTCGATGAAGATGATTAATTGTAATGACTGGGCTCCGCGTAATAACTTGAATATACCTATTACTGATCTGCCCGTTGACCTACGTAAATTATTAATCAAATTGTATTTTGCTTATAGTCCTGGAAGACTTTTTTATTATAGATTAGTAGAACTTGTAATATATAGCTTTCTTAATAGAGAGGACGATTACTTCAATGAGAGTGATTAACTGTGACGAGCACATTCAGATAAGTGACTTATTAGTTAAGCTCGATTATTATATTGCCTTGTTTTATTATGAGAACATGGATCTCGATACCTATACTCTTGAATTAAGTAAGTTCTCTGGCTCTATCAACCTGTTTTATCATAGATTAGAACATTTATATAGCATTCTAGATGAGGACGATTATTTCGATGAAGGTGATTAATTGTGACGCCCCGTTTTATTGTCATGAGGGTATATGGCTTATAACTTATATACCTGAATTAGACAGGTTCCATGGTTCTATCAACCTGTTTTATCATAGATTAGGAGATGAGTTATATAACATTCTAGATGAGGATGATTATTTCAATGAAGATGGTTAATTGTGACGCCCTGTTTTATTGTATGAGGGTATGTGTCTTTACAACTCCTGTACCTGACTAATTCAGGTACCATGGTTCTATCAACCTGTTTTATATAGGAGATGAGTTATATAACATTCTAGATGAGAACGGTTATTTCGATGAAGATAATTAATTGTAACAATTGAGCCCCACGTAATAAGTTGAATATACCTATATCTATTACTGATCTGCCAGCTGACCATCACGGATTATTAATATGTTATGAGGGTATGTGGCTTATAACTTATATACCTGAATTAGACAGGTTCCATGGTTCTATCAATCTGTTTCATCATAGATTAGAAGATGTGTTATATAGCATTCTAGATGAGGACGGTTATTTCAATGAGATGGATTAGTTGTAACAGGCTTAATTACTTGTTTTATTATTATGAGGATGTGACCATCGAGACTCATATTCCTAAATTTAGCAGGTGCTCTATCGACTGGTTTTACTATAAACTAACAGCTGTGATATACAATATTCTATATAAGTATACACTCTATGAAGATGATTGATAATGATCTCGGGCTTGCTTTGTTTTATAACTTGATTCTGTACAATTGGAATGTGTATAATAAGCATAAAGCCTCTATACCTATTAACGCTATCAACTTGTTTTACTATAGACTAGTGGTTTTTATATATAACGCTCTAGATGAGAGTGATTACTTCAATAAAGAATATTTCTAACGATTGTTTGTATGACATTACCTTATTTTACTACTGGAATGTGTGTGATAAGTTGAAGGGCCACACACATATTAACCCTACCGGCGAGTTTTACTATAGACTAGTGGCTTTTATATATAACGCTCTAGATGATAATGATATTCTAAATGAGGATGACTACTTCAATGAAGATGGTTAATTGTAACAACCTGTTTTGTCATTATATTCATAGCAATAAAGGGGGTGTACTTACTATTACTGACAAGCTAAAATTAGCAAATGGTGAAAGTTTATACTATAGCTTCATCTTTATTGTATATAGAGGGCCCGCCAGGTTTTATCATAGACTGGCAAATATGTTATATAACGTTCTAGATGAGGGTGGTTATTTCGATGAAGATGATTGATTATTGGCCTATGCTTAATAATAAGCTTATGGCATCTATATCTAGTAGAGAGCCTTCCACTGATATAAATGTAAGAAAGTATTATAATCATAATTATTTTAACCTTGCTATGCATTACAGTATTTTTTGGGTGTCTGCTTCGACATCTTTGTTTTACTTCAGATTGGGTAACTGGCTAGGAGTATGTTTTTATGAAGACTATTATATGTGACGAGTGGACTCTACACAATAACCTTAGAGCCTCTATGCTTATTAAGCCTTTCGCTAGGGCAACCGGCTTAGTGCCTAGGTTTTATTTAATAAGCAGGTACTACATCGGTTTGTTTTACTCTAGATTATATAACGCTCTAGATGAGAGCGATTACTTCAATGAAGAATATTTCTAACGATTGTCTGTTACCTTGGATTTTGAATAATGATTATCTCAATGCCTTGCGCTTGTTTCATTATTATGAAGAGATGGGTCTCGAGATTTATACTCCTAAACTAAGCGAGTGTTGCGGCTCTATCTTCCGGTTTTACTGTAGACTGGTAAATATGTTAGAAAACATCCTAGATAAGGATGATATTCTAGATGAGGGCGATTATTATCTTGAGGATGGGCAATTCGATGAATATGAGGACGGTTATTTAGATGAAGATGATTAATGATTATTGGTCTTTGCACAATAAGCTTGAGGCCTCTATGCTTATTGAGTTTTCCGTTGGGGCAAATTACTTAGTAACCGAGTCTTATTTAATGGGCAGGTATTATGTCGGTTCGTTTTACTCTAGATTGAATTATAAGAGTTTGTTTTTATGAAGAGAATTTCTACTTATTGGATTTTATATAATAATTGGGTTCTGTGTAATAATGATTATTTCAAATTGAGTTTGCTTTACCACTGGACTCTCGACAATAAGCTCAAGGCCTCTATACTTATTACTTTTATAGATCAATTTTACTATAGACTGCTATACAATTATTTCGATGAAGACTAAATTGTAATATTTGGATTCTGCACAATAAGCTGAAGGCCTCTATACTTATTACCTCTGTCGACCAGTTTTACTATAGACTGGTAAGTGTATTGTCTAACACATTCTAGATGAGAATGAGTAAGTATAACATTATACATAAAGACGGTTATTTCAATGAAGATAGTTTCAATGAAGATGATTATGATTAATGATTGGTCTCTACACAATAAGCTTAAGGCCTCTATGCTTATTGAGCCTGCAAGTTATTTAGTAACCCGGTCTTATTTAATGAGTAGGAATCATGTCGGTTCGTTTTACTCTAGATTGAATCATAAGGGTTTGTTTGAATGAAGACTATTTCTAACTATTGGATTTTCGACTGGACTCTCAACAATAAGGTCAAGGCCTTTATACTTATTACTCTTATAGATCAATTTTACTATAGAATGCTATACAATTATTTCGATGAAGACTATTAATTGTAGTGATTGATCTCTGCACAATAAGCTGAAGGCCTCTATGTTTATGCCTGAACCCTACATTGGAACAGACAACTTAATACGCAAGTTTTATGATTGTAATTCTTTCAGACTTGCCCTGTTTTATTACAGACTGGAATTTTTTGCATAATACAAAGTCGTTTAGGTGTAGCTTCGCTTAAGATGGATTCTGATCTTCATATAATGAACAAACAAGAAACAGCCCAAAAAATATTCAATTTCTGCCAAAAAACTTACCCAGAGCTAAAGTGGTCATTTACATCTTTAGGCAGAACTCAAGACATGATTTACGGGTATCGCCCTATTCTTAATTCTATAAATGGAATACAAATAGATATAAGTATCAATAGTAACAACTTTTATAGTAGTGACGGTTCACCTAGCGATTTTAGAAATTACATAGAAGGTCGATCTACTATTTCTAATTTAGATTGGGAAGGAAGTTTTTTTGTATGGATAAATGATAGAAAAAACAGTAAAATCTCATTCAAGAAAAGTGGGACTGCTAAACATGGAGAATTAAATCTATGGCGTAAAAAAGGAACACGAATTATGATTGATATTTATGAATTTATCGAAACTGAAATACAAACCGAGGTGACACTATGACAACAGCAGAAGAGTTTTTTAAAAGGCAAAAAGCTATAGAAGGACCAAAAAAATAGATATACTTAAAAAAATTGCGGCTTTTTGTCACAAAGAATATAACGACAATTCTGATTGGAACAGTTGGTCGTTTAAAAACTTTCTTTGGTCAGAATGGGAACTAAAGTTTGAACAACAAATTTACCTAACAGGTAATGCTAAGGTTCTTTTAGATTGTCAGACGGTAGCCCATGTCAAGGTTTTTTGTGGTTTTGTACCAAGCTTTAGCTTAATACCAAAAACCAGAGTAACTGGTACGATATTTGATTTAAGAACAGGAAAAATAAAAGAAATAGCTATATGTAGAGCGTATGATGATCCAGATGATGGATACTACTCAAGTTTTGGAATCTCTGACAAACAGGAAGAGATTACCTTTATTCGTGATAAAACAGAGGAAATAGCAGAAACTATATCAAGTTTTATCGACAAACTTTTTACATTTAATTGAAATTAAAATATGGACTCAGACTAAAGCGTTTAAAATTAACACAATCATCTAATATCATGGCTTCGCAAGCAACAGCATCTTTTTTCAGGGAAAACTCTGCCAAATGGCGGTGATTTTGATGTTAGTCAATTAGAAATTCGTTAGGTATCGCTTAAGAACAGTAGTATGGATGACGTGGGGTGGCCCTAGACGTTGGCGGTAGTAGTATATTAAGGTACCTGTTGAAAAAACTATCCGAGATATTCTTATGGAACGGGCCACGGGTAAGTGACATCACTTATCTCGAGCATATTGCCATTAACAGGCGATATGTATTAGTGTTAAAGTTTAAGCTTAGTTATTATAGTGCATTCATCCAATATACGGAGAGCGGTGACGAGAGAGAATGAGCAACTGATAATGGAGCGGCTAACTATACCAGAGCTACTAAATCTACGGCATGGTACTAATGATTGCCCTGCTTGTGGGGGCCGCGGTAAGCTGAGCGTGTATCCGCACTATATGAAGTGCTGGAGGACTAGTTGTGAGTTGAACGCAGGTATGGGTCTAGTCAATGCCTGGCGCTGGCATACTAAGCTTGATTATGCTGGGGCTATGCAGCAGTTAGAGGCCCGCGCTGGTATACGTCAGGCCCGCGAGGTTATGGATGCTCGCAGTATAGTACTAGAGAGCGCGCTAGAGGCCTATCATTATTATTTTGATACTACGCCTGCTGCTCAGGATTATATACTGCGGCGGGGCTGGTCCCTCGATCTAGCTCGTAGCATTGGTATAGGGTATGCTCCTCCTAGTGGTCTACGTCAATTCGATATAGATCATGAGGCATTAGCCCGCGAGGGTCTGATTAAGGAGGACGGCGAGGATTACTATAGGGAACGCATTATATTCCCTATACGAGATACACGAGGCCATCTAGTCCATATGGTTGGTCGCTATATAGGTAGTAGTGAGAGGGCCCCCCGCTATAAGGATACGCGGGCCGCTATTAATAGTAAGCGCTATCTCTATCTAGAACATTGTCTTAAGGAGTATAGTAAGCACCCAGCTCGCGAGCTATATATAGTTGAGGGCCCGCCTGATGCCACATCACTAATAGGTCGTGGTTTACCTGTAGTGGGACTATTGGGTCTGGAGTATCTATTATGTCACACCAGTAAGTTCAAGCCCTTCCGTCGTATCACATTTATATTCGACTCAGATAAGTATAGCGATGATCATCCTACTCATGCCGGTGTATATAAGAGCTGGGTGCGTATCATACCTCAACTAGTTCAGCTACAGGTTAACTTACCATTAGCTGAGCTTATGACGTATATGGTTGCTGATTATAAAGATATTAATGAGTGGTTGGTAGCAGAGCCTCGCGTTAATGCTGCTGATACTATCAATGCTAACCGCATATTATTCGTAGATGATTTACTAGCTCAATGGGGGCCCGACATTAGTCATCACGTAGATATATTGCGGGTATTGACTGCTACTCATTCCCCCTTAGGGCTACTGGCTCCTTATGTAGATAATCAATTAGGGCCCCTTGAATATGCCTCTCTACTATTCGGATCGTGATGACTAATTATCACGTGAGTATACCTGCTCGCGATTGTATGATATACCCCTATTATGTAGGGCGTTACGCTGATGGCCGCTATAGTGCTGTTACTATAACACTACAGTCGGGCTGGGCCCAGGAGTGGCGTATGTATCGGCGTGCCATAGAGTATCTACGTGAGGATAATGAAAGCCCGCCGATTATAACAGGCTACCTACCTGATATGGGGCGGCCCCGCTCTGGCGCTGCCTGGTACTGTCTAGATACTACTGAGTATCTGCATGACTATAACCTAAATATATATCACGAGCGCTACCCTACCCTGGGTATACTAGATCATAGGGGTATAGCTACACCTCAGCATATAGAGGCTCTAGCTCAGCTAGAGTTCTTACCCTACTTCTATCATCCTCTTATCGCAGCGCGGGCCTGTTATCTTATAGAGCCCCGCCCTGTCTGGTTAGAGGCTTTCCTATCATCTGATATTAACAGGAGATTATTCAATGTCTGCTAACCTATCTACGCTTATTAGTCTTAATCTAGAGTATCTGATGAAAGAGTACCCTGATAAGCCATTCCATGTGTATCTCTGTCAGATAGATGCAGCCCTATGTGAGAGAGTAATCGAGGATGAGCCGCCCCCCGCTTTATTTGAATTGCTTCCGCGTATCTTCATGGAGATCAACGACCTATTATCTCCTAATTTTATAGATAAGGACGTGCGCTTCTTTGACAATGTCAAGGTAGAAAAGGTGCTCGGAGCACTACCTAACTCTGTAATTCAATTTTGCGAGGGCCGCCTAGCGTATTATCAAGAAAGAAACGTTCTATTAATTAAGGACTAAATTAGCTAAATGCGATGAACAGCGACCATTTACCCAATATTCATCCCGGTGAAATCCTCAAGTTAGATTTTCTGGAACCGCTCAATATTACCCCCTACAGACTGAGCAAAGATTTAAGCGTAGCTCAAACTCGTATCGGTGAGATTTTAGCGGGTACTCCATTTGCAGATGTGGCCGAGGGGAAAAGCGCAAGGGACTAATTTTATCTGGGAGGGGGAACAGGATTAGTGAGAGGGTGGGACTGGGAGAAGCGGCAGGAATAAGGGGATTTTCAAATTTACGGACTTGGGGGACGGGTAACAGATAGAAAAGTAGGGCCTAGTATGTATTAACTACGCGCAACCTAACGTATATTGTAGAGTAGAGGACAAATGTTTACTATTAATTATCGCTATCTAACAGAGGCGCAGGAATACTACAAACAAAAAGGCTATAGAGTAGTCGATCTAAAATGGGTCGTGCCCCGCAGAATTGGCTCTATAACCTCACCAGAGCCTAACAGTCAGGCCCCCTATAGCTGTTACGACACTTTTGTGCTGGTAGGTAGCGCAGAACAGACCTTCATCTATAATGCGATAAATGGACATTATCAGGCAGGTGACGCACTGCAAGCTATTACGCCGTGCTTTCGTCCACTGGATAATGACAATTATAGCTACCCTTACTTTATGAAGCTAGAGTTATTTGTGTACAAGGGTATGCCTGGTATGACTGTAAATACTATCTGTACTGATGCCTACCAGTGGATGCTACATTACATTAATCCACATAATCTCAAGTACGTGCATTGTGCCAATGAGACGGATATAATCTATACTCCATTGAATCTAGAGCTGGGCTCCTATGGTAAGCGCTCTTATGATGATCACTGGTGGTATTATGGCACTGGTATAGCTGAGCCCCGCTTTAGTATAGCAGTTAATGACTCCTTCCGGCCCGGCTATCACTCTAGCCCTATCCCTAAATATTCTGTTAATACGTTGGATAAGATATACGAGGAGCTGCTCGAGTGCCGCGAGGCCACTAATTCGTTATTGAGACAATGTGAGTTAGCTGATCTATTACTCGCTGTTGAGCAATATGCTGTATCTCAATACGGTGAAGCAGGATGGGATGTTATTAGGGATATGGCTAAGTTAACACAACGCGCCTTCGCCGCAGATAAACGATAGCGGGTTGAGGTTCTCGTTCCCCTAGAGTCAATGTCAAATCACTATTAATAATCCTGGGAGGTTAAAATGGATAATGCACCGTTAGTTATAGGGCTAGCTCTCGCTCTTATCACAATAATTGGCTTGTTGTTTAATGACTTAACTTGACCCTCCTCACTGTCGTACCGCTGTGTCGTAAGTAGATCTATAATTTCTTAAGGAGTCTTTATGCTTAGCATTCAAGTCCGTCAGGGTGTATTTGAAACTAATAGTTCGAGCACCCATAGTATATCTATTCCCTGTCAGACTAGCCTTACTATCCCTAAATTAATACATTTCGAGATTGGCGAATTCGGTTCTGAAACTAGTATCCTGAGTTCTATAGCAGCCAAGGCCAGTTATTTATACACGGGCTTCGCCGCTAACGATAGAATGAAAGACGCCTATGACATGATACTCTATCTGCTATCAGAGGGTATTGCTGTAACTGCCGAGGATGTAGTATATGACAAATACAAAAGTCTTAATGGCGGCTACATGGACCACGCCAACGAGTTGAACGGCTTCCTCAATGCTATTGTAGCTAATAAGGATATGATGATGCGTTATCTATTCTCGCCCTATAGCTTTATCCTAACCGGTAGTGATAATGATTACAGTTATGTGATTGATAATAAGGGAGTGATGGAGTATGCTAGCGACTTCTTTTACAAGGGCAATTAGATATCACTAGCTAGGGCTCGCCTAAACTAATTTACCAGAGGAAAAGTAAATGTTGCCGAAAGACTTTATTAAAAAGGGTGCCAGGGTATGGGCAGTAATTCCCCACGAGGATGGTACATGGGGAACTATTAAATCAGTCGGGCGAAAGTATATAGTGGTTGATGGCAAGGAGTTTGATATTGATACTCACCGTCAAGTAGGAGATTGGGAATGCGAATTATATACTTCTCCAGAAGCCTACACAAAAGAGCGTAGAGGTGAATGCCTCATCGAAGAGCTCCGATGTTTATTGAGCAATCCTAATGTTACCGCCAAATGGTTCGGGGGGATAGATAAATTAGTTGAAGCTTGCGAGATCATGGGGATTAATACTGATGATTATCCGTCATTCTATGACTATGAATAGGTTTAATGAAGCGATAGCGTTAGCGCATTATATTAATGGTGATTATGAGTGTACTCTATATGCTGATGGTACCCTAGTTCGTACTACAAGTGTGGTTGGGGCCCGCCCTGCCTATCCCTGCTCTATAGATATTAAGATCACTGACTACTGTGATATGGGATGTAGGTACTGCCATGAGAGTTCTACTCGTAGTGGTAAACACGCTGACCTAACACGGTTACTCGATGTCCTTAGTGATATACCTGCTGGGGTCGAGTTAGCAAATGGAGGGGGTAACCCACTATCTCATCCTGATATAGTGGGCTTCCTAGTAGAACTTAAGGCCCGCGGGCTTATAGCTAACATTACTGTTAACCAGGGTCATCTACATCGCTACGCTACTCTAATAGAGGACATAGTAAGTCAGGAGTTAGTGCGGGGCCTCGGTATCTCAATCACTAGTAGTAACTATAGCAGTCTGATACCAGTACTGCGTCTCTCAGATAACATCGTGTATCACATCATCGCTGGTATCCATCCCGTCAGTATAATCGATGAGTTGGTTAGCCTCAGCGCTGTAACCAGTAAGGTACTCGTACTAGGCTATAAGAACTTCGGCTTCGGTATAGATTATCATAGCCCTGAGGTAGATGCAGGCATAGCGCAGTGGCGGCGTTCCCTACCCTCTCTTATAGGTAAGTGTAATCTCTCCTTTGATAACCTGGCTATCGAACAGTTAGAGCTCAGACGTTTATTCACTGATGAGGGGTGGGCCCGCTTCTATATGGGCGATGACTTCCAGTTTACTATGTATATTGATGCAGTTAAGCAGCAGTATGCTCCTACTAGTCGTAGTTATAACCGTACGTCATTCGACTCTACTTCACTAATCGATTACTTCCAGACAGGCTTCCCATGCACATCAGGCTAGGCGATGAGATTAATAATAAGGTAGTTACTAATATAGCATATCAATCAACGTACCCTAGGTCAGCGGGTTATAGTTACAACACGAAGGGTAATCTTTCTCACCGCTACGCTGGCCATAAGAACAGAGTGGTTGTTACGTTAGATGATAATACTGAACTAACCTGGAATCCCTGGTTGTTTCAATTCGATTAGTTATTCTCAGTGTAGCAGGCGTTATGTGCTATAATGATAATATACTAGTTGGTGATTATCTTGGATAAATTTATATGTGGGATAGACCCAGGTTTAACTGGGGGACTTTGTATACTACAAAAGGGGGATACCCATAATGTAGTTGATGTTAGAATCATGCCAATCTCTACGTCTGATAAGGATATAAACATGGGGGTAATTAAGAATTACCTGTCTTATTATAGACCTCATCTTACTATTATTGAACGCCAGATAGTAGTACGGCCCAGGATAGTTGCGGGAAAGACGCGGCGTCAGGGTCTGGGTTCTACTGCTAAGACTATGCTTAACTATGGGAAACTAATTGGCCTATTGGAGGGTATAGGTCTGAATTATGTAGTAGTAGATTCCCGTGAGTGGCAATCGCACTATGCCGATATGGCCCCGCCTATTAAATGGACCTATAGTAAACCTACTAAGACACGCAGCGTATCTATTGCTGTGGATCTCTATCCTGCTGTTAATTTATTCAGGACTCCTCTCTGCCACAAGCCCCATGATGGTATGGCTGAGGCACTATTATTAGCTCATTATGGCGCAGAGGTTATCGATGACCTCTAATATTATTACTAGTCGATCTATAGCAGAACGCCCGCCCTACTACTCTGTTAGTGCACTGCGCGTATATCGCCGCTGTGGGATGGAGTTCTATCATAAATACGTTGACCTCAATAGGAAGAGTGGGGCTACGCGCTCTACTCTATTGGGTAACCTAGTGCATGAGGCCCTCGAGTTATTCTATGATCCTGAAGTAGAACATGATTATAATCTAGAGCAGTGCCTCGAGGAGACCTACATAAGCGCGCTTATGGCCGCTGGTGTCATTGTATCTAATACGCCTGCGTCGGACCAGACCACTATCTCTAGTTACTTAATGGGTCTAGTAGATGGTTATGCAGCACTGCATAACAGAGCCCGCGCTGACTATAAGGGTCCCGATGCCATACGCACCGCTGCCGGTAAGGTGAGTAGTGCCTATCAGTCTACTACTGCATGGAAGCAGGCAGAGGAGCCCCTTCTCGCTCTACGGCATGCAGCTAATGAATATATGCTTATGCTTAATCCTGAATTGGATACTGAGCTTGATGTTATTGGCGCATTGACTGACGCGTTTAACCTATGTCGGGCCTTTATCCCTCCTAAGGAATTTAAGCGCACTATCTATGTTGAGTTACCTATCAGTGAGTATAATGACGGCACTATAATCAATGAGGTGTCTATGCCGCCTGACTGCGGCGGTGATGCCGGTATCAACCTCCTGGGCTTCATTGACTGGGTGGGAATCACCTCTCATGGCCTAACTATAGTTGATTATAAGACCAGTAAATCTGCCTATACTACAGATAAGCTGGCGTATAACCCTCAGCTCTGTGCCTATGCCTATGCCTATGAGAAATTGACAGGCACTCGCGTTGATGCTATGGGTATCTATAACGTCAGGGAGGGTAGTCTAGTACTAACACCTATTGACCGTAGCATCATGGATCGCGTACTAACCTCATTCTTTGGCACGCACAAATTAATCACGGCGGGTTTCTATCCTCACCACTACCCTGAGGATAATTATAGTCCCTGTCTCGATTCCTTCGGTAAGCCTTGTCCCTATCTCCATGATTGCTACCCTGAGCTCGCAGAGGAACAGAGCCTACTCGATCTCTATAGATTATTGATTTGACATACTGGTATTTAGTACGATAAGATTAATGGGTATATAGAGGATATGTATGCCCAAACCTAACCCCTGGCTTGATGAAGTAAAGTATTACCTGCGTAAGAGGTTCTATCAGCAGATTGATTTCGAGTCTGCCTGTTACAATCGAACATTCTCATATGAGACAGTGCGTAAGTGCATGTATTTAATTATGAGAACTAGCCCCGATATATATAGACATGCCGCCTGGCTCTGGGCTACGCAGCGCAGTCGCAATGACATCGCGGGCGGTCTTAATGTGGATAGTAGTACTATTAAGCGTAAGTTTGATGCTTTTGCTATCCAATTACTTAATTATCTGATTCATCCTAATATCATGCCTGTATTAGGCCCCATCGATATTCGTATGCAGATGGAGGAAGAGGATAAGCACATCAGGATCCCTGAGATCGTCGAGGGTAATGTGTATACGGCCGCTGATTACTTAGATAGCGTGGTAGATGATGGCAGACTACACTAATATACTGCAGGAGCTGCGGGACTGGAAGAATGACTTTGGTAGTCTGCTTGATAGTAAGCAGCTTATAGGAACTATTGATTGGCAGCCCCTCTGGGAGCGGTTAGTAGCTCTAGAGAAATTATTCAATGACCCTATAATATCTGAACCACTGGATAACTATAAGGTGGCTCTCCGCCACCCTATTGATGCCTGTGGGATGACAGAATTTGTCGTGCAGTTAATAGAGAAGGGTTCCAGTGAGAGTGATATATCCCGCGCCTTATCTATGCACGGGGTTGATCTTACAGCGCGCGAGGTAGGTGAATGGATAACCGCCTATAGAAGCGCGCCTATAATGGAGAGAGTAGAGTATCCCTATGGCTCTGTGTTTGATACTCAGACACAGCTACAGACTATATTCAATGATCTTAAAGCAGGTATTATAGCTCTCGAGTCGGCCGATGATGAACCATTTTTTAAGGCTAGGAAAGTCAAGGAGGAAATATGGGTATCTATGTTGCAGGAGCAGCGTCAACTACTGAAGGATGCGCGCTCACTGATGGAGACTGTCAAGCAATTCGAGGCCATAGACCGATTCAAGCAAATTGTAATAGAGGAGGTGAACAAGGAGAATCCAGCTATAGCGAGTCGTATCTACCGGCGTATACAGATGGCCAAGACACTCCTCAATACGTTGGAGCCCCGCGCGTAGTGGCATCACAATATAGCACGCATATACTAGATGAATACTTTCTTTATAATAGCTTCAATGTATTCATCGGTACATTTATATTTGGCCTAGGTGGTAGTATTAATTATGATAGATGTGGTTATACCTTCTATCAGGACATTCGACTGGGCTCCATCTATTGTGCTATTAGCTGGTCTAGTCAACGCCCATTTCATCTGAAAATTAGAGGTAAGCTCATTGAAAACAAACTATCACGGCGGGAGGTATCTCAGATGGAACAATAGGGCAATAGTAAAAACAGTACAAAAAGCTAGTCGAGTGTTGTCGCACTGCCCAGCTTGAATTCAGTAAACATTCTACCTATCGCTTCCCGCCTTGATTATCCCCACCGTAGAGTTTTACCAGTTCTGTTACGGTACGGAGAAAAACGAACTCGTAGGGCTTGATCTCGCCCAGAGCTACGTCGTAAAAGAGGGAGCTTAGGAGCATGACAATGAGTAAGTGATTTATTGATTGACCTCCTGGCTTCTTGAGTCCACTAATAAGGTTTTAAATCTCCTGGTGGGCTGTTGAGAGGGCTAATCTCAATGATGCGAAGCTAGAAAAAAGCCAGTACCTGTAGGGGTACTGGCTCTTTACAAATGCATCCCCCCATCTTAGCTTATTAGGATAGGTTGAGTCAAGCTAATAATGTTGGGGATTCCTGACACGAGGGCCTAGCCCATGCGTAACATTGCCTCTCTATCAAGTTTACCATCTAACCTATTGACCCAGAGACTATTATCGTCACTGGGTCTTGTTGTGACTGTTACTGTATTACCATTCTGCTCGGCGCTGGTCTCCTGAGATATTAGTGCTATATGGCCCCGTCGTGTTGCCTCCTCTGCTATCTCCTTCAGCTCGGGGCTGAAGTTACCATTATTGCTTATAATGGCTCGAGATTGAGTAGCGGGTGCGGGCCCGCCTACTGTCTTACTGACGGCTATGGCTAGACGGGCCACCTCTGTATTATAAGGAGTAGCTGACTGGGCCAGCTTATTCATAGTGTCTGATACAGTAGCGCGAATAGCCGCCATGTTGTTTTTATACTGGCCTAGCATCTGCTGTCTAACGTATATCTTTATGGAGCCCCAATCACTACTGGCCCGCGCTGACTTGACCCAACTGGTCTGTCCGAATATCTCTACGTTGAAGAGACGGGCCCGTCGTGCTATCTCTCTCTCTGTGAATGGATCTAGTAGTTGTATGTTACTATCCCCTCCATCAGGTGTCGGTAACAGCATAGCTGCCGTCCTATTACCAGCGGAGTCCTTGCTAGCTTCGGCCCATCTATCCGCGTTGTATTGGAAGGCGCGCCCTGGCATAGCTAGTGTCATGCCGCCTGGCCCTTGTTTATAACGCGCTAGTAGATAATCTGTTGGCGTGACAAACATATTCAGCCCTGTTATCTTACCCATGCCCTCTACTGCGACGCTACTACCGCGGGCCAGTGTCTCGTGTACACCTGGGGTGGCAGTTATAACTGCCCCTCCTAGAAGGCCCCCCAGGCCTGATTTAGCTATTAGACTCCAGCCCGCGCCCTTGAACCAGCTTGCAGCCGCCCCGACTAGTGACATTGCACCTAGTGCCATGCCTATAGCCGATGTAATGACGCCCTTGACCTCATCATTACCCAATGATAGAACGCTGGGTATCTTATCTCCTATTATGTCGCCTATAGCTCTATCTACGCCGGCCCAGAATCTCTCGCTAGCTTGACTGAAGTCCTGCCAGGCATCGCCCTTGGTGACTGCCTCTAGGTGTTTATAGCCCCATGCAAATAGTCCTGTTGCTATACCTACGCCTATTGCTACCACCCCTATTGCTGCTATTAGAGGGGCGCCCATGACTGCCGCGCCTATAGCTCCTATTGCTTTAGCAGCTATTAGACCTGTGACTATACCAGTTATGGAGTTACGCACTGTCATACCAGCATGCTCCTCAAGTAGCTGTCTCTCTGCCTCAGTGTATAACTCATCCCGCTGAGATCGGCCGAGTCTTAAAAATGCACTACCCACATCTAGACTCTCTATGCCCCCCCAGGCTGTCATAACGCCGCCGCCTAATGCCTGAAGCGATCCCCATGCGCTGAGCCGCGCCTTAAAAAATGGGTAGACCTTTATCTCTGAGGGGTCAGCTATGGGAGCCTTACCGCTATCCCAGTGGAATATACGCTTCCATTGGGGGGCCTTCTTCCGCTCTATATCTATAATGCCGCCCTGCTTATTGGCCCAGCCCTCTACTCTCTGATTGCGACTACGCAATACTTCTATATCAGTAGTGGCCCCAGCCATTATCAGCGCCTTCTCCTTGATATCCTTGAATAGGAAGCCTAGTTCATTTAGTACGCTAGCGCTTATGATGCGTATCTGTTCGTCTGATGTCAGACCACGGAAGCGCGATGATATCATGAAGGCATCACCAGGATCGGGGTTAAGAGATATATTACGTATAACCTCGCGCTCTATCGTCTCCTCGATAACCTCGCGTATACGACGTCTTAGGAATGAGTTAGCATCTCCATACTGTATCTTGAATGTCTCCTCGTTTAATCCTAGTAGTGAGTAGGCCTTCTGTGAGAAGAGGGCGGGCCCGTTATTAATTGATATATCGCTATCTAGTAGGTTTAATATCTTAGTTAGGAAGCTATCGGACCCGCGGCTTATAGCGTCATCTAGACTATCTACTAATTTACGTACTAGAGCATCCCTATCACCTATACTGCGTACAGTGCTCTCGTTTATAATAGGGGCATCGTATACGCGCGCCATTAGAGCATCCATCCCGTCATTTGCGGTTATACTCATAGAACTATTGAGGAAATAACCTATTCTCTTCCCTACCTCTCCGCCCATGCCATCAGGTGGACTGGCGTGTAGCGTATAGGTGAAGCGGCCCCGCTTCACCTCATACTTCATACGGTTCTCTCCTAGGGGGCTCTTAGCCTGGGGTGCCGTTATAATAAAGTGTTCTGCCTTCTCACCGGCCCATAGAACACGCAGCTCAGTCATAACGTTATCTATAGCTCGTGCCTGCTTACCTCCCTCTAGTACGCCAAATAAACTCATCATCGCGCCTATCGCGCCCGCAATCATAGTGGCTGCAACGCCCCCAGCTAGACTCGTCATAATGGGTGTGTTGATTAGTGGTATCTTACCCCAGAAGTTAACTAAGAAGGATCCCATCATCCCCAGGATATTGCTCTCCTCTGTCCTCATTGATGTAGGCGCGCCCATCTCCAGCCAGTCTCCATCTGCAGCATATATATCTACCCGTCTACCTCCTGTACGCCGTTCCGACGAGTACTTAATGAAGTTCTCGTACTGTACGAAGTTGAGGGGATTAGCCACTCTGGATGCCAGGCCAGGGAATGCAGTTTCTGCTAATAGTCGCATGTCTCCCTTACTCAACGATGCAATTAGCGTGTCTAGATATGACTTGGGTTTCTTACTATCCCGGGGATTCATACCATCAGGATTACCTAGATTAGTCATCTCAGATACTAGTGACTCGGGCCGCTGATATGCGAAGTTGCGTATTACCTGCAGGCGACTACTCAACGCTATGTTCATCAACGGATCCGCTCTATAGAGGGCCAGGCTGGCTCTATTGAATGGGCTAGTTACGCGCCGGCGGTTCTTATCAGTCAGTGGGTCTAATCGTGCTGTTAGACTGACTACGCTGATGGCCATAAACTTGCGCTGATCCTTTGATAAGTCATTCATCGAGGCATCAGTTATATTAGCCTTACGGTAGTCGCGCGCGTATAGCTGGCCCATGGCCCCTGCCTTGACCATCTTGAACATATAGGCTGGCGCTGTAGAATATACTGCCGTACTGATGTCCTGGTTAGTAGACTGTAGCTGCATGTAGAAGGTCTGACGCGAGCCTAGCTCTCCCTCTCGCACACTAGTACCGAATACTAGGACACTCATGAATGGGTTACTGGCATTTAATACAAAGCTGCTGCGTAGGTTATCTATTGCAGTACTCATACGCCCTACGTTGCTCTCTATGGGGTTGATTAAGCGCACGCCGCGCTTACGCTTATAGGCGCCATCTGCCATTACAATCAGAGGCTCCAGAGGATCCGGTGCCACAGCTATATCCCGTCGTGTGACTAGACGGAATGCATTAGATACGAACTCCAGCGGCGTGCCATCCATAGCATTATAGAAGCCCGCTGTTGCTTCCTCCTGATTACCTGAGCCAGATAATATAGCACCTACACCTAATAGAAGAGCAGTAGCGGCTATGTTCACGGTACCTAGTGCCGCTGCAGAACGTAATAGCCTATTACCGCCGGGCCCCAGTATTCTGGCGTTTCTATACTTGAGGTAGTCCCGGCTATCTACTAGGGTGCGTAGGTTCTCACCGTAATCTGTTAGTCTATAGTTACCTGCCTCGTCTATAATGTCCCGTACCTGGAAGTTAGATGGACGCCGGCCGTGTTCATTCATAGCATCATGGTATGCTTTGCCATGCTGTGTCTTCAGGTGTTCATCTAGTAAATCGAAGCTATGATAGCCCCGTCGATTATTACGGTAGTCTGATAGGTAGGTCTCTACAGTATTGAAATCAGACCGTATGTCTCTCTCAAGAGAGGCTAGACGTAGCCGCCGCCACATACCTAGTGGGTTCAGTGGGTGCATCTTACCTACCTTGGCCCTCATTCTACGATACCGCTCTATAGTAGCGCCTGGGTCTAGCCCGAGGTCTGCTAGTTCTACTACTGCCATAGCGTTTACGCCGGCATAGAGCCCCACTGTAGCTAGTCGAGTCATGACATTGTCGTCCATGCCCTCACTTATGTTCCACCCAGTCTTAGTCTGGAATAGGGCTGCTGTAGTGCCAAGAAGTAGTGGCATGCGATAGGCCCGCCATCTGCGTAGACCCGTATGCATACCGCGGCTTATACTAATATCATTCATACCTGTTACTCTCGCTACACGAGATTGTAGCGCCGCTACATTCTTACGCCATGGATCGTGCTTCATAGCGAAGGAATATGCAAAGGCCAGAGAAGTACCTACAAGTAGAGAACTTGTTAGAGGACTCGTGCCCGTTAGTCCAAATAGTGCGCCTAGCACAGGCGGTACAATAAAGTTACTCAGAGCTATGACCTTAGCTAGTCTTCTATCTAGCTTATCGAATCCTTGTAGTGCCCCGTAACTAAACCCCGCCATTGTGTCTATTACCTTACCTGAGTAATGCCAGAAGGAACCAACCGCAGTTCGTGCACCTGCTATGGGTATATTCATAGCCCGGCCGCCCCAGTCATCTACTAGTACTGCTAAGTTAGTCATCTTATTGCTGAGATCCTTCGCACCCGCACCTATCGTTGGATCGCGTAGTATCTTAGAGCGCGCGTACTCTGGTAACAGAGCAGACAGACTAACTAGACCCGCCGTTAACGATACTGCTAATGATACATTACCAGCGCTCTGTATGTAATTGATAACGTTATCCTTCTCCTGGTTATATATGAAGGCCTCAGCGAAGGGCTTATTAGCGTCGAAGGCTAGGGGGGCTGACACGCTCATAGAGATACCCAGTACAGGTGCTGATTGTACCCCCATACTATAACTGTATACGCCTTTATCTATCTCAGAACCACGGCGCCGTGACTCCGCTATGAAGAACTGTATGTAGGACGTGGGGGCCTGGCTCGCGTAGACCTCTATAGTTTTGGCCCGTCGACTTATAGCTGCTACCGGTGTGTGGGCACTAATGCGTCCTGCTACGAATGCAGACCATGCCTCTAGAGTCCTCTCAGTTCTATTGCCAACTAGCGTGCCTGTATTAACCCTATTGAGTACTGATTGTTTCCATGCCTGGAGACTACCTACTGTTGCGTAGTTCTCGTCTAGTACCTGCCCCTCTTGCCCTGTCATACGGTTGAAGGTATTCATTATAAAGTTACCTACACCAGTGATGACGCGGGGGGCCCATAGTAGCGCTGCTGTAGTTAGACCCCACGTCATGAATCTATTACCCTTCTTGACTAGAGTGCCTCGCTTCAGTACCTCCTCCGCCTCTGCGGATATTAGACGACTGATACCATTGGCATACAACTCATCGCTGAGACTATACCGGTTAATAGCCATACTGCCAAATACCTCACTACCTACATAACCCCCGGCTACTGCTAATGCCGTATAGGCAGCCCCCATGACGGGCCCCTCGAGTATTAGATTGCGGTTATTGTAGCGCACCTCCTCTACGTCGACAGCACCGAACTGCAGGTTAATAGAACGCAGGAAGCTAGGCCCACTGGCATCTAGTATATTAGCTAGGCCAGTCTGTACGTTCATAAGAGCTAATACAGAGGCACCTATAACACCCTTATTGCGGAAGAACGATGAGGTTAGGAAGCGACTATTACGCCCTGATATTAACCTGAATAGATCCTCTTGAGCTGCCGTGGCCCCCGCTGCTCGTTGTACTGCCTGCTGATAGTGAGGACTACTCTGTATGGCCTGATTGTAGACTATCAACTGATCTACAAACTTAGCAACTAACTGGCGCTGCTCGCTAGTTTGTACATTACCTATCTGACGACTACCTTGTCCATTAATGCCTACCTCCCATGTCAGTAGGTTCTCTACTAACATCTGTCTCTCTAACTTCATGAGTTTCTTATACTCTGCAGCTAGATTAGTAGTTGCTATGGGCCCTATACCCATAAATAAGTTATTGCCCTGGAGGCGCGCCTTAGTAGAACGCATCACTCCCCCCAGCATAGCCCCTCCTCGCATGAGGAGACCCTTCATACCTCTAGTGTTATTCTCGCTACTACTGACTATGTAGTTGAGGCTCTGGCTTCCAGTACCTAAGATTCTATGGAAGGATTCTGCCATCTCACTAAAGCTGAATACCTCTGCCATACTCACAAAGGAGCGGCTGTCTTCCTTACCCACCCCCCATCCCCAGCGCCAGGGTGCAGCAGGTAGACTAGCCCCTACCTCGTCAATTAGTATTGCTAATTCTCGTTGTCTCTCGAAGCCTATGTTAGTGGCCCTGAGCGACACTAGGAATGGCTCCATCTTACCCGAGACTTGGTTATACCTCTCTTCAAAAGTGGCCTCTAGACCAATAGGACGCCGCAATGAATCATGGAAGGCATCCGCAGAGCGCCTTAACTTAATGTCCTCTGCACTCCCTCTCTCATAGGGATTCATGACATCTAGTATGAAGGGCTTAGTTATATACTCGAAGAAGGTGGACCCCCTCTCTCTATAAAATAGGTTATTGAGAGCGGGCAGTGTATTTATACGATTAGTGTAATAATTGTCGAGGGTGCCTCCGCTAAGCCCCTGAACTTCCTGCATGTATTTAGCTAACTCGAAATTATCGATGGGAGAAAAGTCTAGTATAGGTGTGTGCTGAGGATATCTTTTTCCTTTTGTCTTCTGTACAGCGCTATCGATAGTGCCCTGGACCATCGACTTATTTAGTTCTGCAGTTATGTAACCTAGGGGTATACCTACACTGAAGTATAGTCCCATACTGGCCGCTGTAGTCATTACGAAGCTACTAGCAAATGTAAGCGCATTCTCGTATACACCAGCCACCGGTACCATACTATCGCGCGTCTCATCGTAGTCGAAGAATGTGCCGTAGTATGTCAGTGTTCTATCTAGTACTGCACCGAAGGCCCCCGTTATACTAGGTAGGGCCCCCACCTCATCCTTATATAGCCTGCCGAAGCCAGCCATGATAGTGTATTCATTAATGAGAGAGCCTAGGCCTGGCGCTAATAGAGCTCTATCGTAATCGCGGACCTGGTCTGGTACAGCACTGGGGGTCCCACTTAGCGCAGCGCGCGCTAGGTAGTTCTGTGCGGCTATGCCCGGCCTATTGGTATAAGACTCTAATGATTCTCTCCAGTCTAGGTGTCCGCTTACTCGAGCGCGGGCTGCGTTATTGATGGCCACCTCATAGAAATGAGAGGCTCCCAGGAAGCTGGGTAGTTGAGATATAGTAGTACCAGTAGTAGCACGTATAAATGACTTATTGGTATAACCCATCTGCGTCATCGCTATATCGGAGACGTTGAACTTATTATCAGACAATAACATGCCCTTATAATACGCGAAGGCAGCGGGGTCATCCCCGCTAGTCAACCGTATCATGATCTCCCTATTGTGCTGAGCACTGAGGCGTCGAGTGCCCATATAGAGTACATCAGTGCCCTCCTCATCTATATTCTCGAATAGGTGTTTATTATAATGAGTACCTACGTTAGAGCCCACTATAACGCCGGCCTGCTGCAGACGATTACGTATACTGGAATCTACCCGGCCACTAGTAGCCATTAATATTGGTATGTCGGGCGCCCGCTCTACTATAGTGTTCTCGAAGTTCTCTAGTCTGGCGTAGTGAGTCCTATCTAAATTATTATCTCGACTGATAATACTTCCACTATCATCTCTTGCTTGAGCTAGGCTCCAGCTTGCTGGGCTCAGTACTATGCCATTGGCCCTCTGCGCGTCGCGGGTCATGGCTAATATAGCTTCTGACTCACCTAATATGAATCTATTGCTAGAAGTATCTAGCTCCCTGCCGCCTGCTAAGGAACGCATATAAGTGCGGAGTTCAGCAACAAACTTAGGGTTACTGGTTTCGTAGAATATGTCCTTTTTATCAGACTTAAGGCCTATGTCAAGAAGACTACTATTAGTATTCCTGAGCATTACGCCAGCACCCATGAGTAGAGGAGCGGCTATAGCCCCTACTATACCTAGTCGCGGGGCCCTGCCTGATATTATAGCGCCGGCTCCTGCGATACCTGATACTACCGCTCCTACCTCAAGGGCATTAGTTCCGTACTCTGTTATATAAGGAGCCGTGTGTACTCTACCTACATTGGTGCCGTCTTCTCTGGTGATCAACTCGAGCTTAGAGTGCATCAGCGTAGTGCCCTGACCCTTATTAGCAATATAGGGTATGACGTTTAGATTACTAGATGCTGCCTTTAATGCCTGTGACTCTCTCTTAGATATAGTCATGTCAACTACGACGGTACCACCTACCTTATCGTATAAATCCATCTCATTAGTAAATATACCCTCTGCCATTTTTATATATGGCTTCATGCTCTGATAGAATTTATCTTGCCTCTCTTGGCCTATTGTCCTGAAGCTCTCTTTATTAAAAGTATCGTGTAATAACTCTAGGGTAAAATCTGAGTGGAACCTATTGTGTGAAAACAGGGCTGCTTGTAGAGTATTCGGGCGCGCATCTCTTAGAAAACGCTGAGTCTCACTAAGAGATGACACGCCGAATCGACTAGGGTAGTCTCCTAGTGAACCAACACCAGCCGATGGGTATTTACCTGCCTCCTCTATTTGTTTTAGTAGATCCGATTCCACTGTTCATTGACCTCTATATTATCTGTATAGGAGACCTCTACCGGCACTACCGGTGTATCGTATTCTACTACTACGGGATCATTATTAGGTAATTGTATCTCTGCCTTGAAGCGCTCTGCTCGGCTAGTGCTCTGGTCCTTGACGGTGTAATCTACACTAGCACCCAGTGCATTTTTAACAATGATGCCTGTCAGTATATCGGGGTAATCAAATAAACTAATTATATTGTTTACTGGTGTTACCTCTATACGCTCGCGGCCGGTAGACATACCTATCCACCAGTATCGTGTGTCTACTAATGACTCCTGATAGTCCAGGACTACGCGCCCTGGTACCTTAGATTGTTGCCTCCATCTCCAGATCTCTATCCTATAGGCATTCTCTAGCCTGAGTGCCTCGCTGGCTCGCGGCGTGCTGTACTGGGGGTAGGCCAGCGGTATATACTCCGGCTCGCAGGGGGCCAGCAATAAGCGTAGGGGTATAGTCGACTGGAGATGTATTCTCTGACTGGTGCCAGGCGTGACCCCACGGAGAGAACGCGGCGGCGTGATATACAGGTAGTATCGCCACGAGCCGAATAATTCCTGGAACTTAAATACAACTGGAGATAATTTCATTATAGTTATGGCGCGCCTGGGGACAGCTTTTAATACATCATGGATGAGATGGGCTTATCTATTGTGGACATGACTAGATTGAGGGGCGCCGCTTACGCGCTGCTAGTAGTAACCCCTTACCGCGAGCTGTAGTTAGTTCTCTATTCTTATTGAGTGTCTTGCTACTGATACTCTTGATGCCACTAGAACTTATACTGAATCCCATGAGAGTGCTATCCTCCTTAACGCAGTTGAATACAGCGTTGACTACAGCATCTATTATGTCCTTACCACTGGCCCGCTCGTTGTGAGTTATCTTACCACTAGCCAGTTGTAATATACCGCCCATCTCGGCCATCAGACTATGCGTCCAGGTGCTATCGCGAGGTAGTATCAGGCGCCCCTCATTGAGTAGTTGTCGCGTTAGGTTATAGTAACTCAGCTGCGCTGTATTAGTGGTACTCATCTCAGTAGAGCGTATGCCGTGAGCGTGTAGTCGTTGTATAGTGGACTGAGATTGGTACGAGTCAAATGAGCAGAGACCAATATGGCGGGCCTGACATATCTGCACTAACTTCTCCTCTATATCTAGGTAGGAGACTATACGCTGTATGCCCCTCCCCCTATCATCTCTATCACTATAGGGCTTCCACACTAGCAGACCATCTACTATGACACCCCATCTACCATCCTCTAGCTTAGTGCTCCTTACGAAGGCAATAGCGGCACTATCCTTCTTGAGCCCGTAGTCTACGTGTAGATAGGAGCGGCCCTCACTGAGTCTCTCTAGTCTAGTTATCTGCAGTGATACGTAATGGCGTGTATCATCCCCATTGGTTATATCCAGTGGTATAGAACGCGCATCCAGACAAGAGAGACCCTTAACTGCCTCCTCTATATACTCCTTCTGGAAGAAGGAGCCGTGCCTACTAGAGCGTATGCCCTCATACTCCAGAGCTGCTGTTACGGGATCGCGTATGTAGTCCTCACTATTCTTGAGGTTATACTCACTGACCTCTGGTCGTAGATTGATATCCCAGGTGCGTAGGCGGAATGCCACCATGCGCGCATCGCGTGTCGCTACCTTATAGAGATTCTGTATGTAGTCCCCCTCACCCCAAGCAGAACTAATGGCTATCTTCTTACCTTTATCGCCGAAGGTACTCAGCCCCTTAGCTACGTTACTCCATATATCATCTGCCTTCGATTCTCCTAGCTCGTTATACTCGAAGCGGGCCGCCTCATCTAGAACTAACATCTTAAGAGAATAACCTACTAGGGACTGCGAGTTAGTGTGTTTAGCGTAGATGGCTATATTCTTAGTCGGGCAACGTATCTCCTGCGTGAGTATCTCTATCTGACCACTGTTCACTAGCCCCTTGAAGTACGCGCTCTGGCTAGCGTAGCCCCTGATTGCGCCGAATAGTGTCTCATTGACCTGGGCCCCGCTCCGCGCTATAACAAATATGGCTATAGGGGATCCACTCAGGAGACCATAGTGCTTAGCTGGGTTATCTAGGTTGATAAGGCAATAGAATTCATAGAGCACGCATATACTCGCTAGCACACTCTTACCTCCTCGTCGCCCGCACTCTAGTACCATGTTGACGTAGGAGCGGTCTGGTACCCAGGTGGTTACATCTTGCTCAGCCCATCGTTGTAGTATAGCTAGCTCATCCCCTGGTAGGGGCTCATTATAGAGAGCGCGCAGTATAGCTCTCTGAGGCGGGAATAATGTATCGCCGGGGGCCAGTAGATACTGCTCTGCAAATTCAACTATACCTATAACGTGACCAGTCCTAACCTGAGCTAGGCCTTCATATACTAACTCATCGAATAGTTCTATTGGATCCAGCTTACGTTTACGCGCCAAGTGTCACCTCCATACACATATTCTTAGTCTCTGTGTATTCTGTTATGTCTATGTCAGGTTGTATGGCCTTGACTAAATTAGGATCCTCATTTATAGCAACATAGAATACGTCACCTTGGGGTATCATGTGTATTGCTGCAGGGCCCGATATTGTGTTTACTGGTAGTGATGGATTCAGATATATAGATGATACGGTACTCATAATATAGGGGCCCGCGTCTATCTCCAGCTCTATGTACTCGTCTGGTATTGGTACCTCTAAGCGGGGTGGCGATTCTATATAGCGTAGTGTCCAGAGCACAGTTGAATTGAAGCGGATAGTCGTTACAGTTATATTCTGCGGGACCTCTAATTGTACCTCTTGATCTAGACTATTGTCTCGAGAGAATGCAGTGTAGATTATAATAGTACTGGAGCTGCCTGACCGTAGTATGTATGCGCTTATACTGCCCTCCTCCTTAGTAGAGAGGATGGCTCTCTGCAGTGGTTCTAGACCCCAGCTATCTAATTCTGAGCGCATGATAAAATTACCCCTACTATCTATCATGTCGTAGGGAGCGGGCACTCTAACAGAATGTATATCCCTATTGAGAACTACGACGGGGTAATCAGTACTACTGAGTAATTGTATTATCCACCAATCTAATAGTGGCAGAGCACCTAATAGTGTGGGGGCCCGTGTTCTAATTAATGACTCGAGGTTAATCACAATGAATAATGAGTTTAGACAGCAACGCTTTAGTAGTATGCCCCCTACTATATGGTCAATAGCAGGCACCGCGCATGTACTTGACTATAGATTTGAAAGGCTATAGCACGGCTCGTGTAGTAATTGACACTATGCTTAGTATTGAGATGGTAGTATGGGAATGAATGGCACTAACAGTCGAGGAGGCCAGAGAACTATACCCTGCTGGCCTCTCTACTAGGTAGCAGCTACATGGGTCATGCCTCCTCGTTGAGCAGTAAATTGATAGTGTAATTGTATACTGCAGGTGGCGCTACCGAGAGTGGTGCGCTAACTACGGTTTCTATGTGCACTACAGTACCCACGTTACTGCCGCGGTTATTACCATTAGCTGGAGTGGCACCAGTTAGGTTAGCCCCCCGTACTACCAGTGCATGAGTAAAGGGCCCTATCGTCCCCCCTGATGGCGTGAATGTGGCAGTACTAACCAGACTAGCAGTGGGGGCTGTACGCGTTGGGATAGTGATGATTGGGGTAGTGATGATGAATCTACTATAACCACTAATCTCCCAGAGGGCTGCCTGAGCCATAGTGATATTCAGGCGGGCATCTATCTCATCGGCGGTTAATACAGTACCGATACCTAATTGGGGTCGATTGATTAGAATGACTACTAGATTAGTATTAATCTGAGATAGTAGGAAGGAGTATAGTGCTCTTGTGTACATATTAAGGTAGTGTTATGTTAAGGCGGCTCTCTACAGCGCCGTCGATGATTCTATACACTATATCATCATCAAGGGGGTCATATAACTCTATATCATAGAACCATGTCTGGCGGAGCGCTGTAGTAGGTATCTGCTTAGTACGTGTAGCACCTAGATAGGGTTTAATACGTGTGTAGATCACTCCATCTCTATTTACTGTAGTTAGGGGCTCAAACTCAAAGTTAGCAAATAACTCACCATCCTCCCCATCTCGTATCTGGCCCCGGCACTGCATTGCTGTTAGATCTCCCTGACGTAGTATAGTCAGTAGATCCCAGAGGGCCCCCCGTATAATAGCTCTATCCTTAACTAGATCTAGCTTAGTTACCATAATCTCAATGTTGCTGTTACTGTCTGCTGTATAACTACGCCCTGTACAACTCTATGACTGAGGCGCACCCTATCAATTAACCACTGCTGTTTGTATAAAATACTATCTAATAATGGGGGGCTATCTAGTAGGAATAATTCCTGAGTCTGGGCTCTATATTGATATAGCGTCGTCTCCTCACCATAATTAATAGTAGACCAGCCCGTATACGTTCCTATCCAGGGTTCCTCTAATCTAGTGGGTAACTCACCTACTAGATTAGGTAGTGTACGCGTCATCTGCTCTACGCTTGGTGGACCAAGGGGATCTAGTAGATTAGTAGGTCTCAACCTACTCCACTGGAGAGTATCAGGCGGTGCTATATCACCTGATACATGCTGATATTCATAGTAAGGCCATATCACTCGCCCAGTCCATACCCAGCCGGGTAATAGGGGGTGTATACCCTGACTACTTAACAACACCACCCTACCACTGAATATAGGTACTAGATCATTCGCTGAGGGATAACGTAGTGTATAACCACCATCTACCATTGGTATATATGGCAGGAGATGCTCTACTAAATCTACTGGTAAGTAGATATATCGCCTATTGGCCCAGCTCTGGCCATCTATTCTTACAAATACGGCTATCTCCTGCCAGCCACGACGGCCCCATAAATCGCCGCCCAGCCACTGAATTCCTACCCATGTGTAACTCTCTACCTCTATGACTAGTGCATCTAGGCCCTTATACTCAAATAGACCTGCCTGCGGCTGATACGGCCGCGTGGGGTTGAGCCGCCGCTGTTCTGCTACTAGTTCTTGCCATGGTTTAATAGTACTCAATTCGGCCAATCTCCTCTTTAGCTACTAGGTAATTATCATTCTCGTATGTAGCAAGAATGAATATATTACTCCATTCTTTTATAGATAAGAAGAATATGGGCTTATAGTCACCTTCCCTATATATTACGCCTATCGATGATTGTATAGATACAGTACGGGCCTGTGGAGTAGACCTGCCCGGCTGTATAAGCGTATTAACTGATAGACCAGAGAACATAGTAGCCGTCAGTAACCTTACATCTCTTATACTGACCCACCAGCTCTCTGGCCCATTTGCTAATACTATGCAGCCATCCTGTAAATACATGGCCCGGCTGCTTATACGAGTACCATCTATTAGATACGTATCGTATAACTCTGCGCCTATAGTCTCATTTATTGTGTAGTTTCGTATAAACCTAGTAGCAGCACGGAGTAGACCTAAGTTAGGAATTATAGGCCCCCGCGGCGGCCGGGTATTAAACCACGTCTTATCGCCTTGTCTTACACTCTCTACTGTCTCTATTGGCATTGTTACAGTTATATCCCCTAGTCTACCTACTATCTGACGGCCCCGACTAGTATAGACTGTATCTGCCTCTATCGTTGTGGCGTCTCCTATTCTATCTATGTAGAAACGACCTGAGCCCAGAGATTCTAACCATACCTCCAGGTTTATTATACTATCACTCCATCGAGATGGAACCCCAGTAGTAATCTGGAGTATTGCGTTGACTGCCGTTCTTACGTCTCCTGCTGCTGTTTCTAATATGAGGTCATTATCAATTAATCTGACTGCTTCTACTATGATGCTATCTATGTATGTGACTAGTGCAGTACGGCGTATAAGCTGTACCTCTGGCGCTATACCCTGCTCTAGGTACTCTATCACAGCCCTCTCTGCGTCAGCAGCCCAGTTAAACGGACGTGTTAGTGTCTGCGCCACTGGGGCGTTATAGGTCGGCGTGCCATCTGGCCTAGTGTAGATAGTATTATTGCCTTGTATTATAATCAGTACATCTCGTAGGTTAGAACGGGCGGGCCCTACTGTCACTATCTTATCAGTGATAGATAGCGTACCCGTCACCTGAGACTCTACCTTACCTACTAGATATCTCATAGTTACAGACTGACCTATGTATATCAGTAATCTCATTAGACCCTCCCTTATTTCAAAACTCTTATATAATTACGTATAGTAGTAGCAAATAGATCTCTGTTAAAACCTATCGCAAAGGTTACGTCAACAAGAGCGAGTATCTGATTATTAGATAGCCTATCAGGATTTATGTCGGGATTATTATTTAATATTGCTTGTGCCTGATTCTTTGCTATTTGTTCTATTTGTATAGGCGAAGTAGAACGGCTAATAGTAGCATGACCAGTTGTAGCATCTGGAGCCCGCCCTACCACTTGATTAGTAGGCGTACCCAATCTATCAGGTAGTTGCTCTACTATATCCTGTATATCACCTGTATTAGCTACTCTAGGTACTACTGGAGACCCAGGATTATTTTGCTTGACTAAGTTTACTATCTCGTTTACTTGATCAGGACTATATATTGCCTGACTAGCCCCTAGATAGTCTATTACTTCATTTCCAAGTACTGCATCCGGAATATTCCCCACATCAGGTATGAGTGCAGCTATGTCGTTAGCAACTGCTTCTTCTGATATGGTTCCCCCTCCCGTAATAGAAATAACCTTATTAGCTGGAGAAGCCGGTGCAGATACAGGTGCAGCACCTGTATTAGTTTGTATATTGCCAGGCGATCCTACTGGTGCGGCTGGCGCGGTTAGTGTATTCGTAGGTATAGGTACTATAGAATCAATAGTATTGAACGTATCGTCTATAATAACAATGGGCTCACCATCAATAGAGCCTGCAGCAGGACCTAAGGTAGTAGGGGTACCGTCAGGATTAAGTGGAGGAGGAAGCGCCTCTTCTGGAGGTCTTACTGAAGTAACTCTTATATTACTAGTTAATCGTCTATTTAGTACCTCGTTAAGTACTTGGAGGCCCCCCTCTTTATCAGGGATATTCTCAAGAGCCTCTAGCTTCTGGGCCTGAGTGGCGTCTGGGCGTAGAGTATCGGCAATCTCTATAATGTCATTGTATACGCCCTCATCAGTTATAGCTCTGGGATACTTCTCATTATATTCACTGAGTACCTGATTCTTTAAACTAGTCACAACCTCGTCAGATATGCCGGGCCTAGCCTCGTCATATATGCCGGGCCTAGCATTCTTAATATAATTAATTAATTCAGCTGGGCTCATATCTTGTGGGTTATAACCTTCTTTGTATAGGGCAGTGGCCAACGAAGCAGGATCATCTTCTACTGGAAAATCAACATTATTACGTATAATTTGTCTAGCACGGAGTACTTCTCCAGAATTAGCATTTGGATAATTATCAACTATCCATCTAGACGCATCATCTATAGATATATTCTCATTACGCATTTGGATGGCTATGTTGCCGCTTTCTTGACTTACCTTATCTATATTAGGAATATCCCTTCTTGTTAAAGTTGACCGTGTAGCGTTAGTAACTGTATCATCAACAATATTATTAGTCTGAGAAGTAGCAGTAGAAACGCGGCCAGTCGACCGGCCTGCGTCGTCGACTGCATTAGTTGTATTACTGGCTGAGCCTAGGCCAGGAGTTATAAACCTAGTGAACCTAGCCGCGACGTTACTACTACTGAGATAATTCGAGGGAGGTTGTAGTATATCGGGAGTGGGGCTCAGTGCAAAGTTTACTGCGCTATTCTTAGCCTTATTAGCAGTAGAGAGAATAGCCCTACGAACACCTTGAGTGGACTGAGCCAGGCTACTAGTTATCTTAGCTGCTGGCCCAGTACTTAATATACCAGTCTTTGATACAACCTTACCCGCGAGTTTTACTGGGGCAGATGCAACCTTAGCCCCAACACCAACTACTTTGCCTAGCGTTGCGGCTCCTATCTTAGTAGGAGCCAGTATAGTTACTGCGTCTATGGCCGCCTCGACAGGCGTGTATTGTCTGTTATCTCCATTAGCAACTGTATTAATGAGATCACCTGCAACAGCACCGCAACCTGCGGCCGCCGCTGCTGTTACTACTCCTCCTACAATGGTAACAGCTGCAGGTATGGAGCCTGCAGCTACAGCACAGGTTGTCACTGTAGCTGCAATACTTGCTCCAGTGCGTATAAGTCTATTAGTATTCCAGCCCCCTATTCTCTCATTCTTGAGTTTATCTATTTCCTCTTTATCAGTTTCTTCATATAGCTGCCCTCCTGGAGTGAAGACGTAGTATCTACACTTACCGTCGTTATCACATACTTCATTTACGCGAAGGGCCCGGCCGCTGGGGTCAGGATCCCCACTCTCCCACTCAGATATCTTTTTGCCATTGGTTCCCTCCTTAGCCATATTAATGTCGTCAGTTATAGTCCTGATGCTCTCAACTGCGACGGTCTGCTCTTCTACTGCGACCTGGCTTAGTCTCTCCTTGAGACTATCAGGTATGTGATCTATCTTAGTTATCTCACACTTATCCTCCGTTAGAGAGCGCGTCTCGAATTGTAGCGTATAGTATGTTCTATCGCTACGTGCATGTGCTACCTCGAGTAGTGACAAGTGCCCGCGGAAGCGGGGATTACCTGTCTTAGCTGAACGTATCACCCCCTCCTCTACGTCGAAGGCCTGGTAGCGTGCCATGTTGATCTCTACGTCTAGATCAGCCCCACTCAGGTATGCGTGCTCGTAAAAACTCTGCATAGCGCCATAAGTATCTAGCTTAGCCATAAGAGTCCCGACCTTATCCTTACCAGTAGCATGAGATAGATAGGTAGCCGGGCTCGGTTTATCACCATCCATTCCAGTGAACATCCCTACTACAGTTACCATCACACTATCTATCCCCATGTGTTGGTAGATAGGTGTGCTGCCTGGTACCCGCAACTTAGCTATATTAGCCTTAACTCGTATGTATAATCCCGGCAGTGCGTTGGGTACATCCTTACTCGCTGTCATAGGTATGACTGAGTCCATAGCCGGCAATAGACTGAAGAAATAACTCTTATTAGTGTCTACTTGTGTAACCCTCATACCCCAGTCTGCCGCAGGTGGATACGTTATAGTCGGCTCCTGCTTAGTTGTTGATTTGTTGGCATCCCCCTTAGAAATATCTACTTTACTACCTGTAGGTATAACTGTACTACTCGGAGTGTCAAGTTTTGCTATATACGCCCTAGCCTTCTCTTTTCCTACCTCGGTGAGGTCCATACTAATAGGCAATGTAGAGACTGTATCTTTAAGGTACTTTATAGCCTGTCCTCTGGCTTCATCATCTAATCGATCATCAACTAGTAGTCCTACAAGAAGATTTATATCGCTATCGGAGGGGTCAAAATTAAAATAGGAGGTAAGGCGTAACCCCTCCTCTGGTACTACATCAGTTAACCCCAACTTAGGGCTAACTGTTGTGCCAGGTGGGGCGGGCGCTAATCGTGAGGGAGTATCGCCAATAATCGCCTGCATCTGTGGAATATTAGGATTATTACCAACTCTCCCAATTATTGCTCTTACTTTCTCTACTACGTGGGCTTTTAAGCTACCATCTGCTGTTGATAATAATTGAGATAGAAGATTTATATAAGAAGGGCTATAGCTAGTAGGTATAATAGCACCTAATTCAACAATAACAGTATTAACCGATAGGATTGCAGTCGCATCTGTATCATCTTCACCTAATAATTCAAAGTACGCTTTTCTAACGGAATGACCCGATGGTATAGTGCCATTTAAAGATAAGGGATTATTCACGTAGGCTCTCCACTATTACTAGGAATTGGGCTATGGTGTGGTCAGATAGATAAGAGGGTATATGAATATACTGCCCGCGGTAATACAGCTCTCTATACGTACTAGTCATACCTGCCGTTAGGAGGCCTAGTGGTAGCGTTGTTAGGTAATCGAGCTCCTCATCTGTGAAGTCAGCTATAGGGAGGCCTTGTAATAATAGGGCCAGTCTATTATCGTAGCCCCGCGCTGCCAGCTGTGATACAGTACGACGGTATAGTGCCCCTATGATGAGGGGCACAGCGTGATTAACTGGTATACGCGTTACTATACTCTCTAATATGTCAGACACTGCAGGCTCGAGACATAGGGTAATCTAGTTATAGTGCCGCTTACGATTATTTGTAATCTAATGCGTATGCGATTTCTGGCCAATGGTACATCATTATCACCCTGACGCACTAATACAGTGGGAGTGAGGTCGGACAATGTAGTCTCATTCTCAATGAGGGGTATATTACCATCTACCAGCGTAGTGGTAGGAGTAGGCATTTCAGTCCACGTCTGGCCCCCATTGGAGCTGACACTGGCTACTACACTACTACCCTGCGGTAGGAAGGCGCGGTATATAACCTTGACGTTAGTGTAGTCACGCGTAGGATAATCTATGCTGATCCAGGTAGCTTTAGAACGGGCCCGCCCTATAATCAGTATACTCCTGTTGAGGTAGACTATGGGTGTCGTACCTGTAGTGAAGAGCACTAGCCTCATCTCTAGATTATCTGGCAGCTCCGTAGCTCGCTCGGGTAAGGGCACTAGCTCCTGCCCTTCCCTATAGAAGGTAGAGAATGAGCCCCCCTGACCTAGGTTATAACTCCAGAGGCTATTGAGCTGTGTTAGGTCTACCTGAGTGTCCGCCTCAGGCGCTGGGCTATAGGTGAAGTCTATATAGCCTGTCGAACCTAGACTCCCTCCTATTAGCTGGTATGTTAGATCACTATTGGTCTGTGACTGCCAGTTACTACCACTGCGTGTCAGGAGGTAGCCGGGTATGTCGGGCCCTTCTTGGTTTCGTGATATAGCAAGCTGTGCGTTTGTATTGATGTGCATAGAGCCCGGGCTAGTGGCACTAATGACCACACAGTAACTACCTGCCACTAGATTAATGGGCGGGTCGAAGGTCAACTCTACTGGTGTATCAGGGCTACCGCTCGTTACCTGTAGGCGGACCCGTCCTAGCTCCCTCTCCTCTGGTATATTATTGGGTGCTGCTACTAGACTCACCCAAGCGCTTATGGCCCCCGCAGGATATACGCGTATACCCGTTATAGTATTGGCTGTTGATAGAGTAAATAGCTGTGCCATACCCTCCCTGACCTGTACTACAGCTGGTGCGGGGGCTCCAGTGGAACCGAACTCCAGACACTGCCCTATTGTCCATCCACTTCCTGTTGCTGTTATAGATAGTGCTGCGCTACTAGAAGGGACTGCTATATTTGCTACTAGTGTGCCGCTGACATCAGCCCTATAGCGTCCGTCTTCTATAGAGCCACGGGTTACTGTAGCCTGGGGAGCCCGTCCGTCTATTTGTAATACTATACCACTCTCTAGAGATAACAGACCCTGTAGAGTGATTGTGACTTGCACTGCCTCGGTGGCTATAGTGAGACGGCCTATCTGGTACTCGATGCGCCTTGCATCGGGTGCTACTACTGGTGGGTTGAGCGTCATACGCACGTCTCGTGTCTGGGCTGCTAATGCCAGACTGCCTGTAGCGCGTCGTTGATCAATTATAGTACCAGGGGCAGGTCGTAGATACGCCGTCTGCAGGCTCCCTCCAGACTCCGTTATGGTTACATTACTACTACTGCTTATAGTTAGATTATCGGGTCTGATCGTGTTATACGAGCTAGGTAGTGTCATGTACCCCGTCATAGCACAATCGAAGCCAGGAGCTGTGATGTCAGTCCCCAGTGTATTCTGGAAGGATTCTACAAAGCCGCTCTCTAGAATACGCGGGGCCCCCGAGTAGAAGTTAAGTCGTTCTAGAACGATATCTATAGCCTCCTCTCGTAGTGTGTTCAACTTAACCTGTAGATCTCGCAGTAGGCCGGGCTCTACCCATCTATTATCGCTGGCTATTAGTTCACTATTACGTATACGCGCTAGCGTGAGGGGCCCCGTACCTATTCTCACCTCACCTTTCTTATCTATGACGATCTCACCACTAACCATCATGGGCAGATAGACAGGCTCGTATAGATCCACTATCTTACCATCTATGAAGGCCCGGCCCGGCTGGACGGCCAGACGTTGAATAGGTTGATTCTGTGTTAGGTCTATCTCTAGTGCACTATCGAAGCGCAGGCCCAGTACCTCTAGGCCTCGCTGGATGTAGTTGCCGTATACCTCCTTGTCCACTAATTCTATGGTCTCTTCTAGTGACGCTACTTTACTGCGCGGGGCCCGACTGAATCGCTTACCATCGTATATGAGTATCTGGCCCCCCGATATCTGCAGGAATGGGTAACCGTCCTGCCCTACTACTGGTTCAGGAAATAGGATACTGCGCCCATCATAATCTATCCGGTATATGCGGAGTGTAACGTTGGCGTTACCGGTTATAGTTAGCTGGGCTGGGTTGATACGATACCATCCCTCCTCCTCTATATATATCAGACCACCTTGTATTGTTAGACTGGGGGACGCCCATATTATATCTACCTCTGCTAGGTAATAGACATCGTATAGACTGCGGCTCATCTCCTCTACATGCAAGTGTAAGAGATCCTGCATCTCTATGAGCTCTCGCGCCTGTAGGGGCCGGCCATCCGTGAATAGTAGCTTAGTTCGTTCCATATACCACTACCTCCATTATAGATGGCACGTCTGTTGTCGAGATTCCAAATGCGTCTATAGACCACTTCAGCTCTCCACTACGCGGGCCGGGAGATACATATACATAAGTTAGGCGAGATAGTCCTAGTCCTGCATCTAGCGTGACTGTGGTCGGGTTGCTTAGGGTGTGCCAACCCCCTGTGTTGAACTGTATTCTTACCTGTAGCGTACTCGATGGCGGCATTAGCGCTGTTATGGCTACTGTAAATCTCGTACTCGTCTGCAGGATAGGCTGCCAGTTAGATATGTGCTGTGTGGGTGACAGGTTACGATAGATGGATACTGTCCCTATTTCTATGATAGGAGCTAGGGCTGCCGTACCTGTGGATACTGCACGTAGGAGGAGTATAGACTCTACTTTATCTAGACATATAGGCGTATTAGGTGCTATAGATATCCAGTTGGGGTTCACGCCCGCCTTGTACTGATAATCTATTGTGCAGCCCGCTGGTACTATGTCTCGTATATTGAGGGCGAAGGCCGTCATATTGGAAGAGTAACTACCTAGGTCTATACTAATCGGAGTCGTCGGGAATACAGCGCGGTAGAGACGCATACTGATATCTTCTCTCTCGTGGTTAGAGATGGTAGTACCATCACTAGACCAGAGGTTACCATTTATGCCTAGCTGCTGTCCTATTAGTAGCCCCGCATCTAGTATATCGGCCTCTCCTATCTCACTAGTGAATACGCTCCAGTCTCCCTCTGTACTGCGGAAGCCTAGTGTATAATACTGATCCTCCTTGAGATAGATGGGAGTAGGGAATACGTATTTAGTCCAGAGCCGCCCCTGTATATCAGGTAATACGGCTCCACTGACAAGGGCCTCTCCTAGTAGTATCTGCCCTGGTGTAGTAGCTGTGCCATCCCGTAGTGATATAACTAGGGCCCCTGATGCCGGCGCCGATGCTATTTTTATATCAAGGCCGCTCAGGTACATATCAGAGGGTGCCTGAAATGTCTGCATCAGTGGGTCGAAGCCTACCCTCGGCATCAGGGGTAGGGGCTGAGTATCTACTGAGGATGATGGTAAACCCCAGGAGGCCGCCCCGCCTAGCGCCACGTGGGTCAGGTTATTATTGAATATAGATAGCGTATTACTTACACTCAGTGTATCAGAGTGTAGCACTACGGCATGGACACCGGGGGGTAGTGCGGGTAGGAATAGCTCGACCTCGAGTATGCCATTAGAGCGGGGCCGGAACGCGAATGGTAGGGTGCCCGATATTGGTGTGTTATTAATTGATACTGCAGTAGTCATGATAGTATCAGCTATCAGTAGTTGATAGCTGCCCTGGGGGAGCCCCTCTCCTCGTATAGTGTATCGTATGTTCTGGGCCCGCGCCTTATCTATCTCCTCGCTCCCCATTAGATTAGCGCCTATAGCTGGTATAGCCTCACCTGCTGAGATGGCCTCTCGTACACGACGAGATAGCCGCGTGAACTCTGCTCTATTCCCCTCATTGATAAATCGATAGAGGAGATTACTAGTGGAGCTGAATAGAGCAGCTCCTCGGACGGCCAGCTCGTCGCAGGGGTTAATCCGCCCTAGATCGCGATTAGCCATGATGACTCTACGACAGAATAACCGCGGGGCTGTAGTCTGCTGTATACTCCTCTCTTTCGTCAGCTTAGTTTGCTCAAGGAATATACTATCTGTATATGTAGGTACTACAATGTAGGGGTCCCCTGCGTTATTAGGTCTAGCCGAGGGAGCCGTTGCTCTGACATCACTATATACTCTATTGGATGTCAGACTATTAGTTAGAGGCGAGAGCATACCTGTGCTCTCCGTTAGATTAATACCACTACTATTCACTAGAGCATCGATAGATGTAAAGTTGGGTACGGCCCCTGTATTAGTGAAAGCCAGCCCCTCTGCTCTCGTTGTGAGTCGTAGTCTATCTATATCATCTGATAGCGATGATACGGCGCTGGATAGCTGTCGTATACTATCGTAATTGACAGGGCGGCAATCGATGGGCTCAATGATGGCGTTATTATTACTTATAAGTACACGTGCTAGTGGTAATACTGAATCACTAACGGCAGGAGGCTGAGGATTAACTCCTACCTCACCATATATGACAGCGGGCTGCCCTTCCTTATCTAGCGTCACTATAGCTATACGGCTGAGGAAATAGCTATAGTCTACCTGGAATGTGGTATTAGGTGCGGGGCTCCGTGTACCAGTAAATACTATAGTGTCAGTAGCCGTCAGGAGATTGAAATCTACTCCTAGTGCTAATTGACTGGAGTACGTATACGTCACAAAGTAGGTAGTGCCAGGTGCCGGCTCTAGAGCTCCTGCGCCATTAGGAGCCCACTCCAGTCTACCACCATCGAGAACCTGGAAGTCCCGGCCCTCTGCGTAATTAATGGAGCCCTGGAATACCCGTTTCACTCTAGATACAGTATCGCGCCCTAGGTAGTCACTAGTGCCAGGTGTAGGCCCGCGCACTATGGCAGCCGTATTCTCCTGGAGCGTAGCTACTAGTCGTGTTACCTCCTTGACGGGTCGGCGAGTTAACTTGAACTCATTAGTATTGGCTGCACCTCCAATGGGACCGCTGGGCACGTCGACGAGTAGTATACTACTAGGGGCCCCCCCTGTGATAGTGATACCTATGGTAATGTTCACTAGGTTAGACGTGGTACCTATACCTATGGACTCCATGACGAGTGTCAGTCCATTACGGCGGAAGGCTATGGCATCTCGGAGTAGATTACGGGCCGCATCCGTAGTAATGTTGGTACCGGTAATGGTACTATTATTATCAGTACCAGTAGCTATGCGAGCTATTATGTAGTCTATGAAGGTTTCTACTGAGGTGGCTGCTGAAGTATTAGCCGTCACGGTTATAGTCGAGTTATTGATAGGGGCAAAGCTTATGCTTACTCGGGTACCCTGTGTTACTACATTAGCCCATGTAGAGGTACCCTGCAGCGATATGGTGCGGTTAGCTATAGCAGTTACACCTGCATAAGTAAATGTAGCCGCCGTTACTACCTGACTATCTGTGGTACGCTGTAGTGCTAGGTTTATTGGTGTATCAATAACTACTCTACGCCCCACAACGTAGGCTACTCCAGGTGCCAGTGACATACCAAGTGAGGACTCTGATCTACGTCGGGCCTCCTCTAATTCTGCTAGCCCGCTCCGTGCTGCCGTCTGTCTCTCTCTGTAGGTAGCCTCTAGTGTAGCTACCAGGGCCTCCTCTTCCACTACACGCGTCTCAAGATCAGCGAGTATAGTCAGGTTAGCGGGTGTGGGGCTGACACTACTTATATCCCGTGCGTCATCTAGTCGCAGTAGTAATCCATCTAGTCTACTCTTACTCTCTAGGTATAGGCTACGCGACTCAGTAGCCCGCGCCTCTAGTGTAGAGTAGTTTTCATTGAGCGCCACTAGACTAGTATCAGCTAGAGTGCGGGGGCGGTCCAGGAGCGCTAGGTTCAGACCGCGCACGCAGAAGTTACCGTGTCTCTCAAATACTCTCTCTGCTAGTGTCTCCTCGATACCACCAGGTAGGTCCCTCGCTCTATTAATAGCTACTCCATTGCGTATAGAGTAGAGGGGATACCCTCGCCCCGTAAGGACTATACTACTATTAACTACTAATCGAGATGCCCCCCGGGGCCCGTATTGATTACCGGCCCGCATACTCTCATCCTCGAGTACGGTAGTAGTGACCTCGAGATAAAATGTAGTCTCTCCCTCTCGTGATACCTGAAAGCGCGCGGGCTCAGTCTTGACTACTACACCCGCAGCATATACACGGCCTTCAGTTATCAGGATATCCATGGTCGTACCGTCATCACCTACGACGACTAACTCTACACCCGAGAGTATAGTACCATCTCTATAGAGCGCATCCATGCCAGTCTGGAACTGGCCCTGCACTATTGATTGCATCTCTAGGAGGTCCTGTGCCACTAAGGGTTGGCCGTCCTCTGGTAGTACTTTCACCCAATTACTATTGAGGGTATAATTCTCGGGGTAATCTGCTCTTTGTAATATGGACATCGATTAAATAGGTAATATGAATTTAACGCGTGTGCGGTCAGTAGGGGCCGCGTGAATCACGGGAGTGAATAGGAGTGCCATCTGCGCAGGGCCCGTGTCGACCCATTCGCCGGGTAGCCAGAAGTCAGCATTAGTATTCGCGCCTGTTTGTAATACTACATCAGTTAGCAGTGATGCAGAGCGAAAGGCCCCGGGTACCTGCTCACCGGATACTATTGCCTCTACGTATAGCGCCTGGGGTAATAAGCCTAGGAGTGATGTAAGGTCAGCTCTATCGTTAGGTATTATGTTCCAGCGCTGGTCCCCCTGTATAATATCACCGCCGCTCTCTACTCTATAGGCCAGTGATACTCGGTGAGGGCGCAGTATAACCTGTGTGCTCAGGAATGCAGAGTCCTGCGGTATAGGTCTATCCGGCGGCTCATCTATATCTAGTGGGTTATCGGGGGCCCATGTCGTATAGCGGCCTATTCCCACACGTAAGGGCAGTGTGTCTCTCATCTGTATCAGACGATATACCCGCCCTTCTGATGTAGTCTTACTTATGATGGTAGTGCTCATTATCTCACTATGTCGTCTTCTATTATGGCATTGACTATCTCGCGACTGGTTATACCAGCACTAATCAATGAGTTCTGCCGAGGCCCGTCGTATGCTGTAGCCCCTATTCCCGTTATATATACATTCTTTATTAGACGAAAGCCGGGCTTAACTAGTGGAAATCTAACTAATATTGGATCAGCAGGATAATTCATTGGCCACGATGGGTAGAAGCCGGTCGCTAATACAATAGAATCCACACCTGGTATCTCTTTACTATTAGTTATGCGGGGCATCTCCTTGTAATTATATTGGGCTAGCTCATTGGCTATATAGGGTGTGATGCTGGGCCCCCATCTCTTAACACGAGATAGGTACTCAGCACGTTTATTTAATGGGAGGGTTCTATAGTATCCGCCCAGCGCTGTTTTATTATACCAGTGCGCGTAGGATGGGGCGGGGTAATTATCTATACGGTACCCCCCGTGACTCCAGGTAACCTCATTGTTTTGCGCTAGGTATGCTACTGCCTCTGCCGCACCCTGACCGCCTCCTAGTACTAGGAGGCGCTTATTGCGTGCCGGGTGCTTCAGGTAGTGACTGAGCGCATGAGTATCGTAACCCATTGTCCAATCAGGCACGCGCTGCTCTCGTTGTCCTGTAGCTATAACCAGGGGCCCCTCCTCCAGGGGGCCTATCTCTAGACCCATGCTCAGTGCTCGTTGTAAGGCCCACTGTAAGTAGCCCTCGAATATATCCCTGTTGCATCGCTCCTGCACTGCCTCTATCTCACGCTGGCTCCCCAGTATACGCTCTCGTTGTAGGTAGTGACAGAGGCTGTAATCAGCACCCTCTATATTAGTACATAGGTCGAAGGAGATAGGACTCCTCATCTGTAAATTGGGTACTACTTCATCTTTACCCCAGCTGCTCAGGGGCCTCGGGTCCCATGCGCGTACAGTTAGACCTCGACTGAGTGCTTCTAACGCTACTGATAGGCCACGCGGGCCTAGTCCCATTATATTTACAATCACAAATTATAGCCCCCGTTATACACCGTACGCCGGCGTGGTGAGTTAACCATACCGTCTGATCTATTGTACCTAGTGACAGTGCAGTATCGCTAGTATTACCTGTTGCTATAGTCTCAATAGTCTCTACTATATGCTGCGCCATTAACCTGAACGTTAGGCAGGTTCCCAGGAGTACCAATCTACGCCATCCCATGTGAACTCTGCCTGTATACTCGTGCTGCTATTACCCAGCGTCAGTACGGTAGCGCTAGTATTGGGATTCTTAACTAGAATATTAAACGCGGGCGCCAGATTCAGTATACGGAAGCGCGTCCCCACCGTAGGATTAAGCGGTAATAATACATCTCTGTTCGTACCACCAGGGTCTAGGTGTTGTGTACCAGCGCTAGATAATGTGAGAGTCAGCGCACCAGTGAGAGTCTGCCTATTCAGTGATACCTGATTACTGAGGTTAGCCGCGTTCCATCTACTGGTAGTAGCATTCCACGTCAACACCTGGCCCTGCGCAGGGCTAGTGATAGCAACATCAGATAGGCCTGCCAGAGTGCCGCTAACTGCGCCCCAGCGCAAACCAGTGGCTGTAGTGCTATCAGCCAGTAGTACCTGGTCGTTGTTACCTACGGGGAGCCGACTTAGTACTGTGGCACCCTGTACCAATAGATCCCCCTTAGCTACTGTGGGGATTAGAGTATTGAATCTAGTAGTTACACGCGCATCAGTGTAGTAGAGATTAGTTGTACCCTCAGCTATATCATCAGTATCAGGGGGCGGCTGTACACTAGAGCGCACCCATCTATTACTAGTGTTATCCCAGACTATAGTGTCTCCATCTTCTAGATCAATGCTACTTATATTCACGTCTGATAGTCTAGTCAGAGGGAGAGATTCATTGGCCCAGTCAGTGCCATTATATCGTAGTACTTGCCCCGCGCTAGGAGTTGTTATGTCTAGTGGTAAGAGAGGCTCAAGTGCAACAGCCTCCCATTGACTGCCCGTCCAGGTTAACACATCATTATCATTGGGATCTGGCGTATTAACATCAGCAATGTTATTAAGTGATAGAGCAGCCTGCCACCGTAGCCCCGTCGTCGTTGCAGAGTCAGCTACTAAGAAGGTGCCATTAGCCCCTATAGGCAGACGGGCATCAGTAGTACTATACGTATGTATATCGCCCTTAGTAGTAAGAGGGCTAGTGAAAGTAGAACCACCACTGGTAACTGGTGTGGTAGGGACCCAGTTACCAGTTGCGCTATTCCACGCTAGGTACTGCCCATTAGTAGCTGCTGTATTGCTGACATTCAGTAGATCAGATAATTCCGCCAGCCCGATACGCGCATCTACTCGAGCGCTTGTATAATAGAGATTAGCCCCCTCAGGTAGATCAGTAGTAGTGGCTGGACCCGCCCCTCCTGACACCAGAGTAGTAGGTATCCAGTTACCACTCTGATATGCTAGAACCTGACCATTAGTTACGCCTGCAGTATTAACATCATTGAGATCATTGAGCAGGGCTCTATCTAGCCGTAGCCACTCAGTACCATTAGAATAATAGGCACCCCCCGCATCATTGACTGCAGCAAACATACCTCGGTAGGTATTAGCTGGCGGTAGGCCGCCTATATTAGCTATATTGGTGCTCCACCTAATAGTGCCTGTAGTGTGTATGTTATTATCACCATCTATTAGATTATTGAGCGCAGTCTGTGTGTTATTTACATCATCTAAATTATTGAGCGCCAGTAAATCCCCCCCACCAGATGCTGTAGCATTAACCCAGTTAGTACCATTCCATGTTAGGCCCTGCCCTATAACAGGAGTAGTTATAGCTACATCACTCAGCGTATTAATACCAGTGCTGTTTATATGCGTGCGTACCCAGGCAGTAGTGGCTAACCGCGTGTTATTGTCGCCACTAGGAGGTGTGGGTGCAGTGGGGGCCCCGGTTAGTGCTGCATTATTGATAGGGGCCCGCGTTGTCAGGCCGGGTACGGTAGGCGCTGTTGCTGTACCACCTAAGTCGCCGGTTAGCCTGATAGTACCTAGTACGCTGGCTGTAGCGGGCCCAGGTAATAGAGTACTTAGATTAGTGCGGTATGGTGTTACCATTCCATTACGAATTAGTACTATTACCATTGAGTCCCCAGTTATTATGCTGGGGAGTAATGGTAATGCTAGTGCATTATCTTGAATAGACATATAATTTGCGTTGTAGTGTAGGGGTTAAATATTGCACATATTAAGAGTCATACTAAACACCTCTGGACTCTAACTTGTGGGATGGCTTTTTTCTCCTGCACTATATATTCTAATATTAGGGTAGCTCATATTTAACCATAACCCTGGGAGCAGCGGCCTGATATGTAGCGCATACTCAACGGATTTAGTATTAACCCTCTTTATCACTTTATCGCCTCAACGCTCGATTAACACCACCACTATGACAGACCACCTCACCAATCCCTTTCTCAGTCTCCCTTACGAAAGCGCCATGCAGGACTTGGGGGACCAATACTATGATCAAGTTGCGGCTGCGGATTTTCCCAGTCATATCCTTCGTTTTCGC